GCAATCGAAATTCCTATATCTTGACAAGAATTTAGCAATATTTGAGAGCTGGAAGAACTGATGCCGATTGCTAATTTAGGAAGTAAAGGGCTCTTGAGAAAAGGCGTTCTTTCTCCTATATTGGTTTGCAATAAAGACTCCGTTCAAGAAGTATGTGTCGTTCGCCTAGCGAGTTCATCTAACGCCTATATCGGTATGATATTGTATGTATATTGGGGTGGTTCTACAGGTCTGTTCTTTATTAATAGTAAGACTGGTAACTCCTATATCATAAGGAAAGTCAACGGTAGTATGATTTCTGAAATAGAGTTCAAACGAAAAAATGATCATCTCTTCGTTCGGAGCAAGACAAACACAGCTTCATTTCGTGTAAGTGCTTTGTTTTTGGATACTACTGGGGTTGACCTGTCTTTATCCATGAATATAGTTGATGAGAATCTGGATGATGCTGAAGATATAGAAATACTATAATTCTTTGGTAACATGAGGAGCGGACGGGTGTGGACCGGCACCCATCCGTTTTATCTCATTAAAATATGACTTATTTTTAATACTATGTTGTTTGTATTTGTTTCCAATCAGTCCAAGTTCCATTATTACATATTCGAATAAAAAATCTGCTCTGAAAATCTACAAAAGTTTGCTTGATGGTGACCTCATTAATAGCAATCGTTTCCAAGAATCCATAATTACTTGATGTATTGGGTTTATTATCCAATGATTGGGTTTTATCGACAAACATATATCCAGTATTATTAGCTTCATTAAAATCAGTAATTTCACCAAATCTCCTTTTGTACCACGTATCATTTATCCCTAACAGTCCTTCCAGTACTGAGGCATTGGCTTTCAACGCCTCACTTAATTCCATCTTTTCCATAATATTTTTTATTTACCAGTTTCCAAATTGTTTTTCTTATAATCCTGCCATGAGTCGGCGAGCTGCCCCACCGAAGCGGAAGTGTAGAGGTCAAGTATATGAATCTCGTCATCGGCAAGCTCCACAAGCTCGTTCCGATAGATCTTCTCCGCAAGCACGTGCGCCGGAAGACCGGGCACGTTCCTGTAAATGCCGTCAGCAATATCCTTACGGATATCCGCTATCACCATATCCTGTCTGTCTATCCCCGTGAACAGGGGAAATTTTGTAAAATCAACTTTCATAATATTCTTAATTAAATACTGTTATCCGCAATAAAACATAACCCAATAATTGCCCATACATTTAACGAATCCGGACGCATAATCCAGATCAATGGAGGACATCTCTTTTCCTCCGGGGGCAGGCAGGATGCGCCCGCCTGTCAGTCTTACCCCGCCGCTCATACGTTTGAAGTATATGGTATGTCCCGGAACATCCGGAGGAAGTGTCACTTCTATATTACCCGTATTAATAAACATCACATTGTCATCATTGTTATTCAGGGAAGTGCTGACGGATATGTTCCTCCAGTTCCCCACTATGCCATGAAGAGACACATAACTGTCATTGTTCGGATGAAGGAAAATGTTACCCCCCTCCACGAACAGAGGAATGCTCAGGGTCTTGATGTGCATCCCGATCATGGCATTCGGACTCTGTATGTCAATTCCGGCATCATACGATATCCCTTCGATTGTGACAAATTTCGTGTTCCCTCCGATTTTTACACGTGCAAATGTCCTTTCGTTATAAAACTCTATCTGTCCGGCGGATAGGTTGAAACCGACATGGGAATCCGTCCCCTCATAAAGAGTTTTTGAGGACAACATACCGGAATCTATGGAAAACGGACCGATACGTCCGCTATCCGCCGTGATTTTTCCGCTGATATCCACATTGACCGCCCTGATACCGTCCGCATCAATCATGGACGCCTTGATCTTCTCGGTCAGCAACAGCTTGGTGGCGATAAAAGTCCAGCTCTGTGCTACCTCCCAGTATTTTATTTTTCCCGAAGCCACATTCTGTTTGGGGGTTTCCGTCGATACCGACGTATGCGAACGGATGCACAGGTACAGCAGGTTGTCATAAAGTACAATGTCGTAAAACTGCTGCCCTTGCTTGCCCTCCAGGTAAGACACAGACGCCTCCCATACACGCATACGCATGCGCGCCCCCTTATCTCCCTTGTCACCTTTTGGAGCAAAACTGACCTGTCCGGTTCTAGTCACCAACGGCATATCACCTCCTTATTCCTTGGTTGTGATGGTCCATGCCACGTTGCCTCCTGCCTGCTGGCACATGTCCCAAGTACACGTGCCGGAAGTGGCTGCTGTACCGGAAGTAGACGGGTTAAGGACTACTCCTGCACTGTCCATGAACACGAAATAGAAAGTCATGTCCTTGTACTTGGTGGTACTTCCACGCTTGACCAGAATGGGCTTATAGACCACCGTGTCACCACTTTCCCGGATGGTCTCGTCCTCGGGCGTGGGATTCAGGATCAAATCAAACGGATCGGACGCATCCATTACGGACTGCGTGTCCTGACCGATGAGCTTGCCGCCCTGGTACACCTCCGCCTTGAACACACCTGTCGTGTCAACCATATCGTTGGTGACGGTCAATGTCTGTGTGGTCTTTCCGCTCAGCACGCTCCACGCACCGTTGACCTGGTTGTACCACTTGTACGCCAGTCCGGTAGTGATCTCGTCACTGCCCATGCGCGCTACGGCTTTCAGAATGCAGCTCTGCCCTTTGTCCCGAAGGGTAAAATACTTGTTGTCACCGGCAATGATCGTCACATGCTTTTGGTTTCCGACCCCCTTGGTAATGGGGATGCTATAGACGAACTGGACGGTGTCGCTGGTATTCCCAACGGTCACGGTGGCTTCACCCTTGATGGTACAAGAGGCCGCTCCGCTCGCCTTGACCAGATTCTTGACGATCTGCAATCCGTAGTAATCCGTCGTACCGGGCTGGTAAGGGATAAACTTGAAATGTCCCGTCTCACCGCCAAACGTGTTGGTGGAGACATTGCCCGAGAACTTGATCTCGACATCATTGAAATACCATTTCATGGAGGAAGGAACCACCAGCCCTTCCGCCACCCGCGAAGAGGTGAGAATGAAGGACAAGACGGGCTTGAGCGAAGCGAAATCCGGTGCGATGTTCGTCGGCGCGGACGCTTCGCCCATATACTCCTGATACAGATCTCCCTGGTTACACTGGATGGCAGGCATGTATACGCCGCCCTTTTGCGAAAATATGACCTGTCCGGTCGCGCTGGCCAAACTCATGACGCTCCTCCTTCCCCGGTCGTTTCCGTACTATCCGTGCCTTCGGAGCTTTCGGTGTTGTCCTCCCCCCAAGAGGCAGGTGTGAATACTTCGACGGGATGGTCCGTACCGTCTATCTCTTCTTTCGCCGCCTGCGGGGTCAGGCAGACGCCGCCCGCTTCCTTGGCCCTGTCAAATACCGTGTCGCCGGGGAAACGTGCCACGTCCGCCTGCCACAATAATACATTGCCATCCGCTGTCCTGTTGCGGATATCGGTCAGATGCAACCGGTCGGCAACCTCCTTCGTTACTTTAATGTAAAATGCCATAATTCTATTGTTTTTAATGTTATCCAAATTTTCTTACTACTACCGCCTTGCCCCCCTGTGTGAGCACCTTGCCGCCTTGTGTCAGCGCCACGTAAGGGCCTCTGTCCTCCACCTCCAGCTTTAACATCATGCCGTTGCTGAAAGGTATCCTGGGAGAGTATCCGTCGGCAACCTTGGCATATCCGGCATCTCCGCTCTTCTTGACGTACCAGTGGCAGTTAAACATGGCGGATGGATTCGGGATAACCCCCATGGTATCCCGAATGACGGGTCTGGGAAAGATGGCGTAAGTCCCATCCGGAACACCCGTAGGTACGCCCTCCCAGTCGGCTTCAATCTTCGGAATCCTGCGGCGTATCACCGTAGAGACTGCCGGGTCCGATGTGCCCGGGGTTGATGCCGGAGTCCCGGAAGCCGCATAGGTGGCCTTGCAGACAATCGTGATGTCATCACCTATATAATTGCGGTCAATCTTATATACATTCTTGTTCAGTGATACAAACTCCCAGTCGTTGTCACCCGCTCCTGTGGTTATCGCCTCCAGCGCTCCCGTAGACAACAGACGGTACCAGAAGAACTTGCATTTGCCCGTAGCCGTCACGTCCGTGTCGCCTACCATCAGTTTAGCCGTGATGGTCTGTGCGGTGATGTCACGCACCGGGTTCCAGTCCAGCGTGGACGGGCTGTCTATCGTCAATACGGGGATCGCATCCGTACCGTCAACCGCGCGGACAAGACAGCTCATCTGAAAAGTAAACAGCTGTCCGGTACGTGTGTCGGCATATTCCGCGTAAAACTCCAGCGTGACGGGTTTTAGGACGGTGACATTTTTTTTCATTGTGATCTGTCCCTTGCTGTCACCGGACTCCGTAATGCTGTAGCCTGTGTTTGTCGATGTGATAAGTGTGCGTGTGGTTCCGATGCGCTCGTACCACTTCATGTTGGTCAGCCTGGAGTTGACCGCCCCGATTTTAGTCACCGCTTCCGGATCGGTGGCGTTGCACCGCGGAAACAGGACCAGCGGTGTCAGCGTATAGTCCGGAGTGTATTCAGCTTTGTCAGCCTGGTAGACCTGCATGTCCGGCACGCTGCCCACCACCTCGATGTTACAACTGGTTTGTAACAGCCGGTAGTTGATTTCTATTTTTCGTTGCTTTGTTGCCATTGTATAAAACCATTTTAAAATGTTACAAAATTCTCCGCCACTTCAAACTGCTGCCCGTCACGCAATAACGCCTGTGCTTTAAACGTACACACCCGCATGTTGGTATAATTCGGTCCGAGATCATCTATCGTCAGAGGAAGATTTTTCCCGGCGCCGGCACGCTTCACCGCCCATGCGTTATCTTCTGATACATTCCCGGTATCACGCGTCCAGCTCACATCAGCGTCAAGTATATGATCTGTCACGTCACGGTTGTACAGCTTGCCGGTAATATATAACGTTGTGGAAAAAGTCTCGATATCAAAATACCACCCCTTTGTGCTGCCGATCTCTATCGTAAATTCCGGGTTCCCTTCCAGCATCGCCCATCCGGCCGCCGCATATTGCGGTTCGTCGGCTGTTCCCGTCATCAGGCACTTCCATTTGCAGCCGTAGTGCCAAACCGTGTCCGCCCGCTCCTGCGTATTGGTGTAAGGATTGTCAGAGGACGCGACTTCGGCCGACCAAAAGCCACGGTCCACCAGTTCCTGTACGGGCAGTCCCTGCCAGTCCACCCGGTAAAGTTCACCGAAGATGCCGGCACGGGCGAATATGTACGAGTGCTTATAGTTGACGGGGAGATTGTCAAACAAATCCAAATTGGGCAAACGCCCCAATATCATGTAATAGTTGTTCTGTTCCAAGACAGGCTTCGTTACTCCTTCCAGCCAGACAAGACATTTATCCGTGGTGGCGGACAAATACCAGTAGCTTTGCCTGTCCTCATTGAAGGCGTTTCCTCTTCTGGTAATGATCGTCAACTCTGTGGGAGGATAGTTTTTACCGCCCGGCACCTCACTGTCCGGGTATGACAACACCGAGATGGAGTTGGCCGGGACATTCTTGGACAGCACGCGCATCCACGAGGCGTAATACTCCCCCGTTGAAAAGAGGTTGTTTATAATCCCGTACACTATATCACCCTCCTGGAATGCGGTGAAGTCATTCTCCCAGCGCTTGCGCAATTTCAGGGTATAAGTTCCGTCGCTCTCTAAAGCCACGGACTCAATGACTCCGTTCTCGGAATATGAGGTGTCGCCTTCCTGTGCGTTCAGACGGTTATAGATGATTTCCTTGAACACTGCGGAGCCGCGTACCTCAAGACGCTCGAACTGACCGCGCCCGTCAGGATAGATACCGGCACCTTTACCGGCAATCATGGAGTCGATGAACTTGCCGAACTTCAATAAGAAATTTGTTCCGTCCGCTTGATCCTTACGAAGGAACATTACTAAGGAGCGCAATGCGGAATACACGTTACTATCCGTGGCCGGTGTAGAGTCATTCCTTCTTATCACATACACACCGCTGTCACCATCGCCCGTATAGGTCTGTCCCTTTAGGGTAAGGCTCTCAACCTTTTCCTCCAGCTCCCCGATACGAGAATAGGCGGCGGTTTCCCCGACAGTATATATAGGGGAATCATAAGCTAAATCAAGATTGAATTCAAATCCGATAACCCTTGACTGTCTTCCGTTCTCGAAATAAGCCTTGTTGATAAGGTTGACCTTTTGACCGATGCTATAGAAATTATGAACGCCATCCTCACGGTATGCGTCATTTGACATCATCGTGCAGCCATAGGTACTCGGGTCTATCTTGGATTTGGCAGCGTACTTTTCAGTCTTTTCCTTCAGCTCCTGCTCGGCGGCATCCACAAGCCCAAGTTCGGTTATTTTCGTGCTGTCCCAGCCGGAAAGCACATATTCATCTCCATCCTGGGGAAAGAGTACATCACCGGGAAGCGGTCTGCCATAGTCCTCATTCCTGACTATCTCCCAAAGCTGTGCCTCAGGGTTCCATCCGCCATCCTCCAATTTCTCCGGCTTTCCCTCAGGATTGAACTTCACGGCGAACTCCAAACCGTTGAGAAGCCCGGACGCGAAACGTATCCTCAGCTCCTGACCGGGGAGGATATATTTCTCGGAAAAGTTAACACCCGTGTCCCTAAAGCGGTAGGCATTCCATTTTTCCTCGGTGGTTGTACCGTCCTCATTCTCCACCTTGTCCGTCACTTCGATAGTGGTGACATCCGACATGATGCCCGTTCTTCGGGGATAGACTTCATCGAAGATAACCACCTGCTCGACGGCTTCCTCGGTAGTCATATCAGGATAAGCGTCAATGTAAGGAGTGCCTTCGGGAAGCATCAGCCTGCGCTGCACCACGCCGTTCACAACCACGGTCTCGTCAATGGGGCGGTAGTCTGCCGGTATGTTACGGGTGGAACCAAAAGCGTAGATACGGGTGGCATAGGTGGACTGGGATTCTGACTGTGACATTTCCTGCACGTTTTTCCCGATCTCGAAATCCACCGCGTCACCGGACTCACAACGCCCGAAATGGATGATGTTTTCAGTCACCCAACATTCGCAATCCCATTTCTTCGCCATCTCAAAACAAGCGTCAAGGATGTTGATGTTGTCGTAACTCATCAACTGGGACTTGTTTTCGACTGTGGAATCAATGGAGAAAACAAAATCCTGTCCTTTGTATGTGTAACCAAGAGCTTTCAAATTTCTAAGGACTATACCGGCTTGTACGTCAAGCGGGGCGGTCAGGTTCCAGGACGCCTCCTGTCCGGTCGTCTCCGGGGTATATTTGAAGATTTTGTTTTTCCATTTCCAGTAATAGGCATCAAGTCTTAATTCGTAATCGTAGCCGGCGGTATTGGTGTTGAATGCGGGCTTCTGCAAGTCGCACACCTCGAACAATCCGAAGTTACATTCCACGTATGAGCCAAGTTTGAAATATATGGGATTATCCAAGGAGAACTTTAACATGATGTAATCCTCCTTCATCAGAGTGAACTTACGCTTGCAGCCTTCATTGATCAGAGTTGTAAGCTGGATAGCACCGGATATGTCTTTGATGTCGATTTGTTCCATGTCTTCAAAGTTCGGGGATAAAAAAAAGAGTGCCCAATTTTGAGCACTCACATACACGACAATAAAACCAATGTCGTGAATTAGCTTCTGTTTGCCGGATTTGGCTCGTTAAACTTGGCTGAAATTTTTCCGAAAGTTCGGTCTAAACTCTGTGCGTAAGTGACACTCTTGCCAGTATAAATAAGATGGTAAACCTCGCTACTATTAGCAGGAATCTGAATATCAACCACACCTTTATACAGCTCATCAAAGAAAGCTTTCTTCTTTGCTTGATAATCAGACTGAGAATTACTCTCGATAGTGAACGAAAGAGTTATTTCCCTCTCATCGACTTTAGGATTATTGATTATTACCCGTTTCCCATGTTCAAGTCGGCTTTTGTTCTCAATAAAATCCTTCATGGGAGCGGATGCCCCAATAACATCAAGAAACCCCTCTCCCATTCTCACACCCCATGTTGTATAAGCGTTTTCGCCATTAATTAATAATTCATCCATAGACTATAATTTTGCTGTATTCTTTTTAACTTCTGCTATATCTCTTTGCATCTGTTGAATAGGTTTGACGATTGCCCCTGTATTTTCTGAAATCTGTACCAGTTCAAGATAAGATTGCGCTATCAAATTCCTCGTATCATCAGCAATATTTCTTGTTTCCGTATTTATGGAAAGTAGAGCATCTGCTTTTACTGTCAGTAGATTAAGTGATTGAGATTGAATAATATTCTGATTTTTTATTTCTTCTCCTGCAATCTGCAATGCTGTAAACCTACCGTTCAACTCTTCGCCAGTATCTTGACTCATTGCCTGAAAACCTTTGGATGAAGCTGACTGGGATGTTGATTCTTGCGAAATCTTGTCATATCCGGTTGCTGCGGCAAGCTCGTCACGGAGCTTCATGGCTTCGTCCACCATTTCGTTCCAACCCATAAAATCACCGTCACCATTCAGCAGTTTATCCATTTCATCAGAATCCAATGTACCGTCATTTTTCATGGAATTGCCGAATCTGTCATACCATGCTCTCAGTTTGTCACTAAACTGTTCACCGATGGCATTTGACAGCATCGCCTGCATGAAATATTTGGATATGTCATCAGCAAAATCCTCCGCACTCTTCTCCATATCCATCAGACTGCTTATAAAACTGTCATACATGGAATCGAATGACATTCCGATCAGGCCCTCATAAAGACTGTCGGTCAGTTCTTCCAGTTTTCCTGCCTGTTCTATATAATCATCCAGCTTGTCGGTAACACGCTCACCGTAACCTCCCTTACCGGAAGATTCCATGATATCCCATAACCATACGTCCGACCGTAGAGCCTTCATCTGTTCGGGGGTCAGATTCCACAAGGAATCGGTGCCGGAGAAATCCTGCATGCCGGTAGCTTTTCTTGCGTGTTCCAGCATTTCATCCGTCCATTTCAGATAATGCTGCCAGCTGCCGTGGCTCTTATGATATCCGGCTTGCTCCTTTGCTATTTGCAGATAGTTTTTATTGACTTCCTCCTGATACTTTACAGCTTCCCTGTAAGATTCAACCGATTTCATTCCCTTGCTTGCCTTCATCTCGTCAGTCAGATCCTCGATGGCCGTTTGCAAAGTTCCATTCCTGTCCGTCAGCCTGTCTATCGTTTCCTGTACTTCCTTGGCGTTTCCACCTATTCCAAACAAGGAGTTGAAGCCTCCGAATGAGATTGCGTTCAGGATGTTTCCTATGCCGTTCCTCAATGACTTGCCGATTGTGACAAACAAATCCCCTGACAAGACATCACCGATAATTCCACTGACAGCGTTCAGAACAGCATCAAGCAGACCACCGACAAGATCACTTAATCCGTCTTTGAGTACGTCAATGATGGACAGAATCCATCCGACAATGGGGACCTCCTTAAGAGATTCTGACGTTTTTCCTATGACATCCTTGAATCCGTTCACGGTTTTGATAATTCCGCTATATGCGTTATACAATCCACCGGATGAAATCTGCTGCAAGCCTCCCAACAAATTTTCCATGCTTGCTTTCAGTATGGTGGCAGTATCAGTCACATTACGCTGGGCCTGATTGGCGATATCAGTCTGTGTCTTCACATTGGCGGATGCAATGTCAGCATTCTGCCGTGCTGTTTCAAGAGCGTTTGCTGCGGCTTGTTTCTCACTTTTCGTTCCGCCCTTCTGCGCTTTGGTGTAATCATCCTGTGATTTCTTTAGTCTTTCCAAAGCAGCTGTTTCAATCCCTATGGCACTGATACGATTCTGTTCTGCTATTTGATAGGCTTTTACATCCTCTCCAAGTTTCTTGAAGTTGACTCCACTTGTACCACCCAAAGACTTTTCCATCTGGCTGATGGCGTCAATCAATGATTTCTGGCTTGCCTGATCGGAGTTCTTGAACTTGTCAGTCCGTACATATTTTTTCGCTTCGTCCAAGGCGGGCTTTATCATGTCGGAAAACATGGAACCAAACTCACCGAACACAGTAACCCAATCTATATTGGCTTTTATGGCTTCTGTTTCCTTGTTCTGTATGGCAACATCACGTTGTTTCTCCAGTAACTTTACTTGTGCACTATTAACACCGTTTTCTTCCTGTGCTTTCCTTATTTTTTCCGCATACTCTTGGGCGATAGCCAATTTCTGCTGCTGGAACGTGCCATATTCTTTCAAGTAGTCGTTCAAAGCCTGTTGTTCGGCTTTCAGCTGTCCTTCAGTTACATCGGAAATATCTTTATCTCTCATACTTTCGGCATTGGTATAAGCTTCTGAAATTTTCTGTGCCTGCTTGTCGGTCAGCTTACCGTTACCGGCTTTGCTCCATTCTTCCTCCTGTTTTCTTATCGCATCAATCTGTTTCTGATAATCAAGGTCAATCTGTTTCAACTTCTTTTCCGTGCCTTCTCTCATCAGGTTGATTTCATCCTGTTGGTTCTGACGGTGAAGTGAAAGAAGTTGTTCGTCCAGCTTTTCCTGATTTTCTTTTTGCTTTTTTGCTAGATTTTCCTGTCTGGTCAGTGCGCTTCCGGTTACTCCGCCCAGCTCCTTGTATGTCTTTTCGGATGCCTCCATCTTATCTTTGGCTTCTTTCACCTGTTTCGATGTAGCCGTCTGATCTTTGATTAAGGCCTCGTACCCTTTTTTCGCTTTCTCCCATTCGACTTTAGCATTTGCCAAATCCTCTTGATATGTAGTTTCTTGTGTTTCCTGTCTGTTCTCAACTTCCAATTGGGTATTGATTTCTGACAAGACATCTTTTCTTGCGTTTGCCAATTCATTTTTCAGGTCTTCGATACGCTGTGCCTGAACCTTCATTTCGGAACGGTTGTTCTCCTTCTTAGCTAAATTATAAGCCCATTCCGCACTTTTTATCTGTTGTTCCAAGGACTCGACTATAGCCTGTTTTGACAGTGTTCTGGATTTTACAACTTCTTCATTATATGCCTTCCAAAAACCAGTCAAATCCTGTATATGGCCTTTCTCATCAACATATTTCCTAAAGAGTGCTGGATATAGTTCCTCAATATCTTTTAAAGCTTTAAGTTTAGTGGTCTCGGCTTCCACCTCGCTATTAATGGTGCTAACAAGACCTTCCAAAGTACGTTTCCGATCTTCTTCGTCCGTGTTGAGTTTTTCTATTTTCTTGTTGTACGAGTCCAAAGCACGTTCAGCAGATGTTGTGCTGTCGGATAATGCCCACATGGCAGCTCCAAGCCCTACAACCGCCGTTGCCAACAACACATAAGGATTGGTAAGCATTGCAGCGTTTAAAGCTAACTGCGCTTTTCGTGCCAATAAACGGGCATTGGTAAGTCCAATCTCCACAAGAGTATGTTTACTTTCGGCAGCAGTAACAAGCATCACTGCGGTCCGGTATGTACCATAAGTAACCACTAATCCAGCCAAGATCTTACCTACTGTTTCATAATTCTGAATCAACGAAGTTGTCATTTGAATACCGTCCATGATAACACTTTCCGACTTTGTTCCCAATTCGTTAAACACGGAATCCAAAGCATCCTGCATCATAGACAACTGACCATTGATAGTCTTTGAGGCATTCTCAGACATATTATAGAACTTACCACCTGCGGAAGTTGCATCAATGAATGCCTGTTGAACCATTTCAGCGGAAACAGCACCTTTGGACATTTCATCTTTCAAAGTTGCGATAGATTTTCCGGTCTTTTCGGAGATAATCTGTAACGGGTTGAATCCAGCGTTTATCATTTGATTCAAATCCTGCCCCATAAGTTTACCCGCTGCTGACATCTGTGAAAATGCCAAAGTTAGCGAATTGAACTTACTGGATTCCCCCATAGAAATATCACTAATGGCTTTCAAGTATTTGATAGTGTCTTCTGCTTGTATGTTAAATCCAAGCATCATCTTTTCTGCTCCAACCATATCTGACATAGTAAGTGGAGAAATCTTAGCCAGCTCCTTGATTTGCGGAATCAGTTGCCCTGCCATATCCTTTCCAACCATAGTCTCAATAGCGGTCTGCATGGATTGAAATTCGCCACGAACACGAATCATACTTGACAAGAATTCTTTGATTGAATAACCTCCCAGCAGTTTCTTACCCATATTAGACATGGCTTGTTCCACCTGCTTAGTTACATCTACATTTTTTTCACCATCTTGCCGATACAAAGCATATTCATCGCGGAGCTTCTTTACTGACAAGCGGGCGTTAGCCTGTTCCTGGGTAAGGTTAAATAAAGAACTTTTTTGCTCTTTCAATTTTTCATTTGTAGACCTTATTTTAGCTTCTAAGGAAGAAGTATCACCATCCTGTTTTAATGCTTCACGATACTTGTCTTTAAGACCGGACAATTCATTTTTCAATTGTTGGATAGTTCCACGTTGAAATGTTATTTTTTCCGACAATCCATTCACGACCTGAGAAGCATCGAAGATTTTCCTTTTGAATCCCGTTTCCATCTCCGCTCCAGCTTTGGCTGCATTAGTCACCAACTCATCCAATCTTTGGTTGGATGCAGCAAGTTGGGCATTCAAAGCCTTGAAAGCAGCAGGAGTCTGCGTGCCATCCATGCTCATTAACTCCTGCTTTAATTTTGCAATTTCATTACGAAGTCTTACAACTTCTTCCCAGTCACTACCTATCTTAAAATATAATTTTGACATATCTATTTCTTTTTCCTACGATTAGCCAATTCCTTACCACTGATTCTATTCACCTTCTGACCACCATATACTGCGCGTAATTTATCCCGTTGCATCATCAGCAGATTCCGATAAGGGATAATCTCAAACACTTCTGTATAACTCAGATGCAGCGTGTCAATCAAATGGGCTATCTGCCCGAAGAACGTTGTGTTTCCTACTGTTTCGGTCTTGCTGCCAGCATCGACACGTTCCTCATCGAGCTGACACACTGAAAAGCCGAAATATCCATCATAGAGAAACAGACTTCCAAGGCATCTTTGACTTCTTCAAAAGTGCCGTTCTCCAATTCTTTGACCAAACTATCATTCCCGCAGATAAAGCATGAAATACCTTTCAGCATATCTTCAGTAGCTTCAGGAAGCTCTTTAATAGCTTCCATGACATTATCTCCAGTCATGCCGATATTGGAAAAATGATGAATGGCACGACAGATAATTTTAATTGTAGGAGGTTTAATGGTATAAACCATCCCTCCTATCTCCACATTCATGAAATCCAGCCCTAACAAAGCATCAGAAACCGTTTTTGCTGCTTGATTCATATTCTTAAACTAAAAGGGGGAATGGTATATATCCATCCCCCGGTTATCACTCTTGTGCTTTTACCAATGTTATCTCTTTTTTAAGAGTGGTATCAACTTCAGAAGGAGTGGTTTTAATATCTCCTGACTGAGTGACGTACCCCACTTTCGACACTTCATAGTGAACGGTAGCCCCAGCATTCACCTGCTTTGACTTGACCGTTGCACCGTCCAGCTTTACGGTCGCATCGGAAGGAGTAGGTACAATGGTTACTGTAGTTCATGCCTGCAAAGCTTTAATCTGCCCTTCTTCATAGTTATACTCAGAAGAAACACCTTCGATTCCCGGTTCCTGCACCAAGCCTTTTACAGCGATTGCAATTGCCTTATCCGTATTGGCTTCACGGGAAACAATACGGCATTTTGGGAAGATGAACCAGACATCATCATCGGTCAGACAGAACAATGCTTTGTTGATAATAACTTTATCCAAAGCACGCTTCCAACCTACATCTTTAGATGTTGCCTGAATAACATCGCCACCCATGAACGCTTTCTTGGTCTTCCAGTCATATTGTCCGATAGAGAAAGCGGGCGATACTTCTCCCGGCACATCATCGTAACGGTAATTCTTTCCCGTTAATTGGTTCTTGTACCCGGTGACAGAGGCTTCCGTTTCCTCAATCTGCCACGTTTCCCCGTGTACATTCAAAACCTCATCTTTCGCTTTGATAGCGGCTTGAATCAAAGTCTTTGCGATTTCGGGGGTAATGTCTGCCGTTACCTTATCAATGTCGGCAAACAAGATTCTTTTTATTCCTACTGCTGAAATCATAATCTTATAGTTTTACATTTATTACTTCAAATAAAATTCTCACATTCACGTAATGGCATTTCAAAGCTGTATCCGCTTCCGTGCCAATTGATTCGATAGAATAACGATAGGTTGTACCGTCATAGGTGCTTACTACATCATCAAGCAGCTTGCCAGCCTTTCTTTCGAGTTCGTTAAGCCGGATTGTGTTCGCTTCATTCTCGCTTAAATTGGGTACACATAGATTCACTTCTGCGAAAGATTTCTTCCAATACTTTCCCGGCTGTTGTTTCTTCGTGTGGATGACAATCCTTTCGGACTTCAATTCACCCGTCAGCGTTTCACCATCAGGCACTAGATCTATTCCGAAAGCCTTGCAGTCCCGGTAGAGGATGTTTCCTATGTCGGTAGTTACTATCATTCCACAATCTCCCAATCTTCTGCAAATACATCACTGATAGACGGAACCCATGAATCAGCGCGTCCAGTATTCTCATTGTAAATAAGACACTGGCTTGTGTAGTCAATAAAGCCCTTGCCTTTCAGAATAAGGTCTTTTGCTGATTGCGGAATAGATTGCATCTTGGGGATAATATCACTATCAATATGTGCTGGAACCTGTTTGAACACCATTAATCCTTTTCCGTTCCAACCGCTTCTACGAATTGGAAAACCTGCTTTGAGAGCCATAATAGCCATACCAAAATTCATCTTTATTACTTTTGCACCATCAGAACCTTGCATACGCTGTATGCGAGTATCAAGAAGCCGTATATAGTCGAACATTGTACAACACTGCATTTCCAGTAAACACTTGTTGTACATATCATTAACGACTTCATCCATTTTCCCTGAATCTATGAAAGCGGCTAACTTTACATATCTTCCATTGACTTCTTCGGCTTCTATCTGCATACGGTCAAGTGATGTATCGGCGAGTTTATACGCCTCCTCAAACGGTTCCGCTGGCGACCAACTCTCGTACCCGTCAGCATATTTAACGTGATAACCCATGCGCTTTGCATACTCTGCATCAGGCACTCTGCCAACTTGTAATAAACCTCTTTCATAAGCCTCGCCCATTGTCATAGGTTCTGCTTCAATCTGTTTTGTTCCAATGTACTTTTTCATTTTTCAAATTCTTCTTTTAATCGTTTCTCCGCAAATAAAGCAGCACTACTCAAAACATCATACCCTTTAGATTCTACGAATGATGCGTATTCCGCTTCGTTTTTCAATGTCAAACCGTCTTTATTGACATCGTAATCATTGGACGTTCTCAAAGTGAGTGTATGGTCTTGATAATCCCCATGTTCCTCTGCGTACTTCACGGCTTCATCGCCTACATCAATCATCTTCTTTTCGACCTCCCATTCTCCTTCATCGAAAAAGGAGTCGACATCTGAGAAATCGAAATCTACATCCATAATTCCGAGTAGTTAAAGTAGTTTGTACTCTTCACTGTATAAACTTCGCCTTGACCTCTTACGCTATCACCATCCATGCAACGTACTTCATCACCAGCCTTGACAGTAATTCTCTTCTCGCATACCACATGATAATTCGGACGATACACAGAGCCGTTATCAGATGAAAACTCTTTGGTAGTGTTATCATCACAACGGCATTTGCACACCTCCTGCCAGCTTTCACCACCTGTTCCGGGAATAGGTCTGCCAAACTCATCCTTATCCATTGGGGTGATAACTTTTACCTGCAATATGTGTGGAGCGAATATCATAAGAAAGTCACTTTAGGTTTGTTACCCAGTTCGTCTTTCAAACCGTACCGCTTGCACAGAAATGAATAGTAATCCTTAATGCCTTGAATGTTCCAAGACATAGAAAAACCGCTTTCGCTGATGGAAGTGGCACGAAGCAATAGAGAGGGGATGAACTTCGCAATTGCCACCGACACCCGTGTTTGGCAATCCTCGTTCATCTCACCCCCTCCGCTTATCTTTGCGTTCAGACATATATCGAAAAGGTCAGCCTCCGACAAGTTAACGCCGAAGGTCTGAAACTTCTGTAATATATAATCGTTTACTGTCATGCGTTCATCTCACTCAAATCGAAGTTCACAATCAGGTTCGGGTTCGCAATCTGCGGAATCCATTCGGCTGTGTATTCCAGATAGCGACCATTGCCGTCCTTGTAACCTGAAATCAGCATATCGCCATCTGCCTGAGTGTAATTACGTCCCGGTACACCATCCACAGCTTCATAAGGAGTGTGGAAGCGCATATAACCGATTTTATCCTGCGGAAGCAGGGAAATACGACCATCTGCATAAATGGGGATATTCTTACCTGTTTGGTCTACCACATAATCTTCCTTGATTTCAATAGCCGGAAGTCCGATACCTGTAAAAATGGTAGAAGCCAGTTGCGAGGTGATAAGCCCGGTAGACATATACATTTCATTGCCTGTAAGCTGCATTTTGAACTTATCTCCAAATTCACTTGAACCGATAATATTCTTGATGAATGTGCCACGGCTCATAATCATCTTGGGGAATGTGCCGTAAATAGATTTCAGCTCATTCAGTTTCTGCTGCAAGTAAGTGACGAAATAGTCTTTATCCTCTGTGTCCGGCTTGATAAACTTAAACGGCAAGTCGATGTTCAATAAGTCAATTCCTCCGGCATTGTCGTCCTTGTTCTTCACGCTTGCTGCTCCAGTCATCAACAGAGAGCCTACGATAATGTCCATACGCTTGTGCGGTGCCAGCAATACCTGACGGTAATCGTCATAGATGAAGTCCACGATGTCACGCATGGCTGCTTTCTGGTCTTCCGGTTTGGCGGCATTATACTTATCTATCAAGTCCTGCAAGTCAGACAAACGGTCGATTGAGATTTGATAGCGGTCACCCAAATAGGCAATCTCACCATATCCGGAACCGATATTCCTGCGTTCACGGATAGGCTTTTCGCCATAACGGGAGTTGATGGAACCAGCCATCACGCCAGTAACCTGACCGATGTAGTCTTTAAATACACGAGTAGTAGTCCTACGGAAGCCCAAATACTGCTGCCAATAAATTGTGTCCTTTCTTGTCTTGAGGACACGCTGAATCACTGCATTTACAATGTTCGGGTCATTAAACAATGTATGAATAGTTAGCATCATATATTAGTCCTCCTTTCTTTATTTTGCCATTATACCTGCGTTTTTCAACGCTGTCAATAATCCGTTAAAGTTTTCTACCGACACCGTACCAGATGCATCATTCACTTTGGCTGCCTGCTTTACACCTCCAAGAGCAGAAGTCGTAGCTGCTGTTAAAGTATACTTGTTAGCTTGTGCTGCAACCCCATCCAATTTGGCTTTATCTTCCTTGCTCATCAATCCGTCCCGACTGGAAGAAGCCTTAGGAATTGATACAGTGTCTTTTTCTTGTTTGACATCCTGAGCATTAAACTGGAAGTGCGGCATATTCGCCTTGTCAATATCTGCGAAAGGCATTACCAGCTTGGTCGGTTCGATTTCAAACGCACGCATCAAAAGGGAAACCAATACTATGCCATCCTCTACCTGCTTCCTTTCATACAGAGCTGAATTTGCGATAACTTTGGGCGTTGTACCGTCTGCGGCTGTCGCTTCGTAAAGAACTGTTCCAGCTTCTAGATTTTCTCCAAAGTCTGCCGCTAACGTCAGCTTATCAAAAGCTTTGTCAGCCTTGTCAATAGCGTTGATTGTCGCTCCATGCGCACCGTTACCCAAGTGCATACCTTTGTAAGCCAAAGAACGTTTCTTGATTTTCAATGTGGTATTGGAGCCTGTCGTAAACTTCTCATATACTTCCACACGGATAGCCACTTGGGATGTTTTCTTCACCAAGTCAGCTGCAATCGGTGTGAATGAGGGCAAGTACGAGCCGACAACGAGGTTGGTTGTGTCCAACTTATACGGACCTCTGCGTCTGCGTCCGGTTTCTACGTCGTAGCGTTCTTCCTGCTCAACTTCCGGTTCAAGATTATACTTAAATCCTGCTGCCATAAAATCACTGTTTTTGTTGTTCTACAATTTCTTTAGTGTCGTCTGCAATCATTTTCGCAAACGCCTGAGTCTCATTCTCCAGTTCTTTTTTTGCTGTATCTGGAGGAACTACACCCTTAAAGCCGTCATTCGCAAACTCCTGCTTCAAGTCCTTGAAGTATGCGTCCAAGTCCTCATCGTCCTTAATGGCGCATCGTTTGGCGTAGTTTTCGGGAATACCATACTCCTTTGCCTTTGCCAAAATCTGCTGGCTACGTGTTGCTTGAGCCTTTTCTGCTTCAAACTGCGTTAGCTTATCAGAAAGGTTCTTGTTGGAGTCAATTAAAGCTTGCGCCCATGCAGGCACATCGTCTTTATTCTCTTCCGTTTTGGTGGTTGTGGTAGTCTCGATTGGCTTACCGTCTTTAAGGTTATGCCTCTTCTCGTAGTTAGTCACTGCCGTTTTTGAAGCATCCCCGGCACGGAAATCACCATAGGAATTAAGCACGTCCGAAAAGCTGATACCCTCAATAATAGAGTTTACCTTTGTCTCGTCCGTTACACCCTCTGCCTTTTTAGTAGCGATTCGGGTTAAGATAGCAGTGTCCACCCCAGCGAATTTCTGTTGTAGCCCTGCTAAGATTTGTTCTAAGATTGTCATACCGTATGAATTTGATTTATAAATTTCTACGGTAAATTTCGCTATTTATAAAGAGGGTGAGAAATAATCAGATAGGTGATACACGACAATAAAACGATTGTCGTAAAATGGTATAAAAAAAGGCGTGAAACCGAATGAATCACGCCTAAAATATATCACGACAAAAACTTATACTTATACTCCCAACACTATATTTGCATCAATATTTAGCTTCCGGCTTATCTCACGAGCAACTTTCAAGGTTGGTTCACATTTACCAGATATATAATCACTTAATCGTGATGGGCTGACACCAACCAACTTTGCAAGTGATTTTTGATTAAGCCCCATTTCGTACATACGAAGTTTAAGAACATCCACAAGTGTTGGTTCTCCCAATGCAAAATGTTCTTCGGAATAATCAGCAACCAAATTAGAAAGAAGCTCCAATTCTATGCTATTTGGGTCATTCAAAGGAGTATCATCTTTCACTAATGGAAGAAGTTCCTCTACTCTTTTCACCGCCCATTCATATTGGGCTTGATTTTCTATCTTTGTCATAATCCTAAATATTAGCGCAATCTATTTTATCATATTCTTTATGAGTACCAATAAAGCGAATATACACAAACTGAATAGTGAATTTAATCACTACTACCAAACGATAGTTATTGCCTTTGATATTGAAAACATAGTGTTGATTACCTACACTATCAACGCTATTAAACGTTTTCTTAATATCGGCAAAACAGGTCCACTTGCTTCTTTTCACAATGGTAGTCCATTCTTGCAAAGCGACCTTTGAATCGGGATGGTTCTCTGCATATTCTTTTAATGCTTGTTCGGTAAATATTCTCATTGGTTACTCAATTATCGTGTGACAAAAATACATATATAATTCTATAATTCAAAATTATATTCTAATATTTATAATTTAAAAGAGCAAAAAAAATAGCGGCAACTCTTTGAAGCCACCGCTAACTATTTTTCTTATACTAAAACTATAAGTCCCGTAATTTTTCTAACTAAGAGGCGTTTTTCTTTCCCTTATCTCCGATTTGCTCATTCTTTGCTGCTTGTTCCTCTTTGATTTCTGCAAGTTCCTCTTCTACCCTATCAGCATTTCCGGCAAACATGATTCCCTCACGCGTTGACCAGATGCCACCACTGACAGCGGAAACGGCAGTGGTCACCTTATCATTCAAATCATCAATCATATATGGAACCAGTTCTGTTTCTATGTCAATGGTCTGCGATGCCTTGCTAAACTCGGTTGGATTGATAGAGCCTAAAGCGGAAACAATGAAATTTACTCTCCGCTGCAAGAACTCACCGATAACCTCACCGTGATTTTCTACCGCCATATGTGCACCCATGAACATAAAGCGGAAAGCGGTTCCTGATGCTTTGCCTACCCCCTTCAACGTCTCAAAGGATATTCTTGGAGTGTTTGACATATCATAAGCCATATTAGTGAGTGTTTCTGCTTCAAAACGTACCGTATCCGGAACTTGGTTCCACGTCAGATACTGGGCATCCGCACCTTCACCTGTAAGTTTGACCATTCTATCCTTAACCTTACCCATGAAACCCTCTACATCACCAATTAGCTTCAATAGTGGGAAGAAATGGTAGTCTATACAATCAGCATAATTGGATAATAGTTTCTCCAACCGGACCCGAAAAGTCTTTATCTTCTTGCAATAAGGTTCAGGACGATAAGCATAGAGAACCGGTAGTTTTGGGAATCCATGAGTAAAAGGAGTTCTTTCTTCATACCCTTTAGACAAATCCCATTGATAAACCATTTTGTCCGTGATAGTCATAAAGCAGGTGACCTCCGAATCATCCATGAGCTTCTTTTTATACTCACGTGAGAAAGCAATCATTTTACCTTCGTCGTTAAAGAACGGGTATAGCTTATCACCTCTGAATGGAGACCATAACACGCTTTTCAGTTTCTTGGTGGGCTTGACCTTGCCACCGAACGTAGTCTTAACTTTCTTCCAAAACTTTGCCCAAAACGAATCATCATCGGTAACATACCAATATTCTGCCGCTTCTTGTTCGGAGAGCCAGGCACGGACAATCTTCTTGTTTTGGTATTTGATTTTGTTGGATTTAAATACAGCCTTTACCGCATCCAGCAGCTTCTTTTCATCATCATCAGTCGGAATGCAATCCATAGACGGTTCTGTGCCGACCGTGAAAGCAGTTTGGATGTTCACGATATCCTGTTCCAATGGAATGGAGATACGGTTCACCGGTTCAGTCTTATACTTTGCTTCGATTTCATAAGTCTTACCCGTTTTTTCATCGAAGTGCTTCTCTGCTTCTTTTTCAAGAACCTTTCTGTCCGGATATTTCTTTTTGTCAACCATGATTTCATGTCGTTCCGGATTCCAATCATCCCAAAGTTTGCAACGGTCGGGAAGTTCAGTCTTCCTACCTTTCTTCAGGTAGTTTATCTTCTGCCCGATGTCAGGCAATGCTAATATTTCTTCTAAATTCAATGGCATAGTTTATATTTTTAATGTGTGAATATTCCTGTTAAATCTTTCGGCTTCTGAATCTTACCAAGAAGCTCACCCAATACATAGTAACGTACAGCATCTATACAATTATGCACGAGAACCCCATTAGCAAAATATTCATGTTCACCTTCAATGGTCAAATCATATACCTCGCAATAGCTTTCACTTATTGTTTTTACGTCTGTTACTTGCTTGCAGTTTATGTGCGCATTCTTTTGAACAGCATTTGGGCTTAAGATACTTGTTCCCCATGAATGTGATTCCGCAGTATTGGCACACCATTTCTGTCGTACATTTAGGCGAGGTGTACTGCCATTTGTGATGGCATTTCTTTGAGCAAAATCGCTGATGAACATTTGTTGCTGTGAATCGTCCGCCACATTGCTCGCACACTCTCTCTTCGCTCTGTAATCGGGCAATTGCCTTAATTCTTCTTTGATTCCAATTTGATTTTGTATATGCGCCTTTTGTGTTAAGACCCATTCTGACAATATTGTCAATTTTCTCCGGATGTAGCCTATTATGTTCACTTCTTGAAACCGCTTCAAGGTTTTCAATCGAGTTATTGAGCGGATTGTGGTCAATGTGGTGGATAATCTTTCCATTCGGAATTTCCCCATGATAGAATTTGTAAACGGCATGATGCAGCATCTCGCTCTGTTTGTTTCCGTGTCCAAATTTCCAATAGTAATAATTGGGGTGTTTCCCATTTGGATACCGTTTGTACACTCTCCCGTTAAATTCGATAGAACAAACAACTTGTCCCCTTTTGTTAATTTTCCGTACTTCTTCCATTTTCCGTTTGCGTTAAATTTATGTTCTAAGGTAGCAAAAAATGTTCGTTTTTCAAAGCCTATAAAGACTTCTTTTTCAATTACTTTTCTTACTCCGTTATTGTGTTTCTTAAGCACTTTTTTATAACCATTTCGTGTAAGAACATAATCCCCGACCCGAATATCCTTGATAGGAATATCGCCATTTATGGTAGTAATCAGTGTGTCTCCACGAAAGCAGTGGTTGTTTGCATCCACTGGAGTGTTTATATACCTTCCGTCTTTATCTTTATCCCATACATAATTCCTCAGCTCATTTTGCAGGTTGTATGAACGCTTGGTTACGAAAATTTCAAGACTTTGCATTTTGTCAATTCCTGCATTGATTGATCCAGCACCTTTTTCGACGGCATATATCCTTATTCCCCCGTTATGGATTTCTTGTATCAATCTCGGATCTGCGCTATCGGCAATAGTTTTCATGCCCCAGGGTCTAAGCGATTTGACTATATCGGTTGAAAGCAATCCGGTTCGGTAATCTACTTCGTCAAGATATAGTCTATTATCCCATATTCCGCACCTAACTATCGCTGTGGGGTCCATGCTATACCCAAAGTCCAGCCCTATGCCAACTTTTTTGCATTCAGCCGGGAACTCGTCAACAATTCCCCACTTCTTGAACACAGCACCTTCTGCAACGTCAGCCCACCGGCCGATAACCACATGAGCATACTTTTCAGGATTACTCACCTTCATATCTTCCACCTCTTTCAGGAACTCAGGAGAAAGGTTATCCAAGTTATCAAAATACGTAGTATGGATATGGAGCACATTCGGATGAGTGGAAACCTGAACCTGCACACCGTCAATCTCTACCAGCTTGTGAGTTTTCTCAATGTATTTCTTGTAGATGAAGTGATTGGAATCGCATGGGTTCATTATAATGATAATCCGGTTCTGAATACCCTTCTTGCGAATGGAGAGCATTATCTTGTCGAACTCATCTTCGCTTGTCCACTCTTCCGCTTCATCACAGACAAAGGTTGTAATGCCTTGGATAGATTTCAGTTTGGCTGTCTGGTTCCCGGAAGAAGTCTTGATACCCCGAAACATGATACGACTGCCGGTCATGCGGTTTACTATATCTGTCTTGGTAGTCTTAAAATATTTAGTTGTTCCGTCCAAATCTATCTTTTCCATCATCTCTGGAATAATAGACATACCAGCCGACACCATTGTGTAACGGGTATAAAGAATCTGATGGACTATTTTCTCTGTAGGAGTCATTTCAAATGTCAGCCGCTCAATGAAAGTAGAAGCATTGAAAGACTTTCCTGAGCCACGACCTCCAGTGATGAGAATGATAAATTTCTCGTCATCGGTGTATAACGGATGATATATCTCTTGGGGAACAATCATTTCAACTTGTCTTTAATCCACGAATCAATATTGATTCCGTGTTCAATATCTTTAGGTATATCGGCATCTTCATCTTGTCGGCGTTCAACCTTTCTCCATTCTTCATCATGATGGTATAACCAAACGGACATTGCCTGAAGGTTTGGAGCCAGTTCACTTTCACTTACCTGAAGTTCTTCTTCACCAGTCAAGTTGCCTTCTTGGTCTTTCAGTTTTCTTACCACGGTGCTTTTGGTTTTTATGCCACCGAGAGCCATTGCAAGGAATTTAGCCCTTACAGTGGCATTGATTGTCGCGCGCCCACGCGCTAAGACTTCGGATATTTCGGTGTACTCACTTTTCTTTTCGCAGAATGTTTGAGGCAAAATCCCTATGGCATAAGCAATTTCCTTGTCAGTGAATCCCTTTTTGGCATACGATTCCACGAGAGAAAGAAATTCCTCGCTTGTATAATCAAACTTAGGCTTTCTTCCTCCTTTACCTTTTCTATTTTGAGATTCACTATTGCTCATATTACTTCTTTAATTTTCCACATTTCTCACATTGTTCATACCTGAACTCAGAGAACATCACACTACCTTTCCAAACATAATGATGAACACAAAACAGGTTTTGCTTTAGAACATTCCTTATCCAAAGTATAAAATCGCCAATCATAATTTTAACCGTTATTGTTACCCATATATACACGGCGAGAAATTGGCTTGTTTCCATAGACATCAACCCCTCTTTTTGAGAAATAGCTATCTATTTTCTCAGCATATCTTCCCATTATGGATTTCGTTCTATCCCTTATGTTTCTTTGTCTTGCAGAACCTAACCCGTATTGTCTTCCAGCGTTGTACATTATTCGTCTGGACTGCTGATATAACTGGCTATATGTTTTCTTTCTAACTCAGCTTTCCTCCCAATAATTAATCTATTCTTTCTACTTGTTCATCAAAAACTTCTCCCTTTATAAACTTCATATCTGGTTCATACCCGAACCTTTCGCAGAAAGCGGCTTTAGCTTCATAGGTATCGAAGGACAACATCACATAGGCATCCATGTTCTCAGCTTGCTTCTGTGCGTTTTCTTTCACCTGATGCTTGACCTCTTTCATGTGGGCTACCTTTTCAGCACGTTCCAACTGCTTGGTGGCTTTATCGGCTTCTTTCTGTTCTGTTACAGGCGACATCATGCTTTCCAGTTCGTCAGCAATGGAGCTTTCTTCTTCGGTCTGCAAAAGGAAATCAACCCCAATCATATTCAAGTCGGCATCCGTCAATCCTGCATCTTTCCAGTCAATATCAGGAACAATACGGGCAAGAGCGTCAAAATCCCAAGAACCTTGTGCATTAGGGTTGTTCATTAGAATATTCAACTCCTTTTCCTGCTGTTCGTCCACGTCAATGACATCGACACGAATGCGATAGTCGTTATCGGGAAACTTTTGCAATTCGTCCATGACAGACAAACGCTGGTGCCCGCTAACTACGGTAAGCCCGGTACGCTTATTCACAACTATTCCACCTACCAATCCGAATTTCTTGATACCACGCTTTAATGCTTTGCGTGATTCATCGGAAAGTTTTCTCGGATTGTAGTCTGCAAAACGAATGGCAGAACGGTTAAGTTCCACCGATTCGCTCTTTATGTATTTTGACAATTCCATATCATCCATTAGTTAAACCCATATAAATTCTTCGAGATACTTTTCTTGCGCCATCTTGTTGTTTCCCCTCGTTATACCCAAAGGTTCGTTCAATGTATCGAATATACTTTCTTGCAATAGAGTTTACTCTGTTCAGCCTATTACCCGTTAAAGTACGAGATAGTCTGTATCTTTGCTCTGCAATATCATCAATTGATTTTCTTCTGACTCGGCTTTCCTTCTATTATTTTTGTTGATTATGATACTCCCAAAGTACTCTTTCAGCCATCGGGAAAGTTTTGTAAATTCTCTGTAAGTCCTGTGGATAGTTCTTCTCCATCCAAAGCATACAATCAAGATTAAAGCCTACTCCCGAACTGGCTTTCAATGAATACCGAACTGGTTCGGGTAAATTATGCTGCCTCATATAAGCAAGAATATCCTTTTGTGTCCAATCAGCTAAAGGATAAACCATACCGTTATTCTCGTAGTCGTTTACCTCATACCCTTTCAACATAAGTCTACGATTCATACCGTCAGCTTTTTTCATACCCAAGAATGTATAATAAACTCCATGAGTAAGTTGCATAGCCTTTACCACATCTGCCAACTTCAACAGCTTTACTTTCGGGTTTGGCACACAATACATACCGCCACGGAGAATATAAGTGAGATTCCAATGTGGTACTTGAACAAACTCTATTTTCGGATATTTGGCTTTAGTCCAGTTTATCCAACGGTTAATATGTTCCAAATTCTTGACGAAATACATGAACACGCAAACAATCCGGTCAAACTTCGGATAGACTAAATCAAGCAGAACAAGCGAATCTTTACCAAGTGATAAAAACAGTAAAGCCTCATTCGATTTTACCCGAATGAGGTCTATATATTGACTCGCTTGTTCTACTTTGTTCATAGCTAGCCACCACTTAAACCAAATGAAGTACGAAGATCACTGTAACGCTGTCTGCGTGATCCTAACTGTGTGGCACTTGCTGTACCTCTACGATTGGCAACCAATCTACCACCTGCCCCTGCACCATTCATATTTCTGCGAGGCCCGGCTACTCTGTTAATTCTTCTTGCGACTCTGCTTTCTAATTTTAAAAGTTAAACAAATCAATCTATATATTTCTCTAATATCTTGCCCAAAGTATAATCCATTTGTGCGGCAAGATATTCTTCGCCTTGATGTTCGTAAACAATATCATTACCGTTTTCATCTGTGAGAATTACTGCTTCTGCGTTCTTTACCTCTACAATGATATAAGGACGCTTGCCCGTATATGCACCTGTCAGAAGCTTGATTGCATCGTACTTGATAGGCTTCAATTCTACCTCACCTTCTTCAGGCAGTTCTGCATCAGCCGGATATTCTTTACCGCCACATAGGTAAGTGATATACTTCTTAGCGTTAGTTGGTCTGATTTCACGGTATTCGTGGGTTTTCTTGCCTGCCAAGATTTCATCGAAATACTTCTGTTTGATGCTTAATGTAAGAATGTTCATAATCGTGTCAAATTTAAATTAATACTCAATAGTTGCGGGGGGCTGAATCGAACAACCGACCTTCACCAAGTCAAAGTGAAAAGCTACCACTGCTACACCCCGCGATAGTACCCCAAAGGTACTACCACAACCAAAGATAACGAAATATCTTCAATCGTTATACACGACAATTGGCTTATTGTCGTGAACTAAGCCATTTATCCCGTCTTTCTCTACACGCCTCTAAGGTAGACGCACAACAAGCAAAGAGTTCACCACTTTCAGTACGGTAATCGTACTGGTACATTCTCACTCTTTTACCTCTCAACCTGGTGTTGTAGGTAGTGTAATTCTCTTTGCCGGGCTGGCATACGCTGCAACCGTTTACATTTATTGAGTTCATAATTCAAGTAATTGTTTCGTTTTATCCACGTCTACAAAACTCGTCCACCCTGCTTTATGCAGCTTTATAGCTGCCTCTCTGATTGTGATTTTGCCACTCTTGACACTTTCTTTCAAAGATTCTAATACATTCTTCATTCTTAATTCATTTTTACGTTCAATCTTTCTTCACTCGTATAAGCCACTACAAGCCCTGTTTCATCATGCTGTATGGTGATGTACTTTTCACCCCTCTCTATAGTAGAGAAGTCATAAGGGGTTACCATCTTACCCAATACCTTGCCCAGTTGCTTCATCAGTGGGGCTTCAGGGCTGATAACTAAAACTAAATCTGCTTTCATAATCGTGTATATTGTGGTAGCCATAAGGCTACCGGATTAGAACTCAACCAATATCAATCTTTCTAAAGAACCTGATGCTTGCACCCACATATGATTATGTCCGAAACCATAATCGAAAAACAGTTTAAAATAAGGGTGTCTTACTATTAAAGAGCTCATACAGCCTCTTAACTCGTCTTCTGACATACAAGAAGTTATTTCATTGATAATTTGAACGAAAAGGTGTAAAACTTCTGGTTCATTATTCAATAACGGTTTTTCTATAACTGCTTTTAAAAATATATTTTCTTTCATATTCTTCTATATTGCGCAGGGCTTTCGCCCTGCTGATTAAACTTATGCTAATTCTATCGCTCTTGCAGGCACACAAATCATAGTCCATGTTTTGCCCTCTTTTAGGTAATCCACAGAGTATTCAACTTCAAAAGTGCAAACATTCATATCAACACCTGAAATAGTACCTTCTACCTTACCATTTTTAGTAGTTACGACTACTGAGTGACCTTTCTTAAATTCTGTTGCTTTCATATCTTATATGTTTTAATTGTTATTACTTCGTTTCTGATGATGCAAAGGTATAGTATATATACGAAATAAGCAAATGCAAATTATGTATATATACTACATTTAATACATTTTATATAGCATAGATACTAAATTTATATTCATTTACATAAAATATAGCTAAAACAAATAATTATCAAACTTTTCTTTCGCATATACACTATATTATATATCTTTGCATCAAAAATCATAATTTATGGCAAATACAGAATTAAGAATTAAAGAGTTGTGTAAAGAGAAAGGCATTACACAAGCTCAATTGGCTGATAAATTGGGAATACAGCCTGTATCTTTTTCGCAAGCTATAGCAAGAAATAAATTCAGCGTTGATAGGCTTGCTGATATAGCTGACGCTTTAGAGGTGGAAATTCCTGACTTATTTAGGAATGATTCAGACACTATCACCTGCCCTCATTGTGGAGGTAAAATACATTTTGATGGAGAACCATGTATGCCAAAGCATGAAAACATACGAGGGAAGGAGTACTATAAATAAAGAGAGAACAATATGGAAACATTAGAAATAATAAGTAGCTTTGTTTTCGGGGTTTTTATTTCCCCATATTTAAAAAGGACTATAGAAAATATTGCAGATACTCACTGGAGTTATAGAAAAGAAAAATCTAAAATGAAGTCTGATATTGTAAACAATATAGACAAGCAGTTATTTAGACTTCTAATAAAAGCACAATATGCTATAAAAAAAGAATACATAGACTATTCGTTATATGGTTGTGGCTCTGCCTTTAATGACATTTCTAATCTTATCGAATATCTTGTGCAGTTTGAAGCAAGATACCAAACAGACAAAAACGCTAAAAAAATCATAGGATTACATAAAGATTTTGACAATCTTAATAAAGACAGCGAATTCAACCAAAGGATTGAAGAACCTGAATATTATAGAATTGCGGATGAAGTGTATAAATATTCTAATAAAATTTTATCCAAAAAATTTCCGAAATGGTAAAATAAAGCCGGAGCACTAAACTCCGGCTCGTTAATTGATTAGCCCTTTGATTCTTAACCGATTTACGATTTCGGTATAAAGATACTCTATATCCCCGCTGAAATCCCCATAGTTCTGATACAAAAACACGACATCAGCACAATTGTCGGAAATTGTACTTTTGGACTGAACCCCAAGCACCCTTGACATCTCTTCACGTAACCCTGCTGTCATTTTTCCACCAGCAAGCGAGCTTGGAGAAAACAAATACAGGATAATGAAAATGAACTTCTTCCGCTGGGTAACACTGTCAATATTCGGTGGACATCCTCTCTCATTCAGCAACTCAACGAATATTTTGTAGATTTCATGGATAAGGCTTTTGTCTTTCAAAATTGGGGTGGTCAAGGCGTTTTCTTCTTCTGAAAGTTCTGATTTCTCGATACGAATCTTTTTAAGACGAATTATTTTGTTAAAATCCAGTTCCATAACACGATTATTTTAAAAGTAAATAGTATATTTGCATCATAATCGTGTAAGGAAGAGCTGATTCATGGTCGTGCGTGGGTTGGCTCTTTTTCATTCTTCCCCATTCGTGCTGACGAATGGTTTCTTTTCCAAATCATAGCAGGTGATATATACCCGTTTCCCATTAACATCACATAGAGCAAGGGCATATCCTTTCTCCAGTATTTTAACCGGCTGATTGTCGCAATAGACAATACTTCCAACCGGAACTCTTATAAAATGACGTACTATCATTTGATTATCTTTAGCTTGTTATACCAGCGTGAAGAGAAAGGGAACCACCCGATTAGGAATGATTCCCCGAAAATAGTTACTTTATATAGTTTGCTCATATTTGTTCAGTTTTGCTCTAATTTATTCTAACGTACTTACCTGCAATATCACAAGTTTTTATTACCTCCGCATTATCCTCACCAAAAGCGATGAGAATACTACCACAGCCGGGAGAATCTCCACGAGTTCCGTCTGGACGGAAGAATCTGATTCGGTTACGCAAGAATTTCATTGCCGTTGCCTTCTCGAATATCACATCCTGAAACATCTTTGAATCGCAACGATTGAAAAGTAAAGCAATGCCGTTTCCATGTTCTGCCATCCGTTTAACGAAACATTCTATAAGAGGACGGGAATAAGGTGGGTTCAACCAAACGCGACCTTTCCATTCTTGTTTTAATCCATCGTCATTTTTGTTGTACATGACATTTGCCGTTTTATAGGGGGGGGCTACTGGGGCACATGGGTCTAAATCAAATTCACCCAATGCGTCTATAATTTCTTTCGGTGTGTACCATTCATCGGTACTATTAGCCGATTTTTCAAAGGTTGTATTCATTTCTGTTCCGTTATTCGTTAATTGGTAGTTTCATAAAGCACATCCACATAGTCTTGCCATGTCTTCCGGTGGTGTGACCGAACAACGGCTGCCGTCCGATGGCTTTCAATACTTCTTTAACCGTTATCTGGTCTTCATTCCATTTGAAAATGAGAACGCCGTAATTTTCAAGTACTCGAAAGCATTCATCAATTCCTTTTTTTATCACCCTTGGCCAATCTTCGGGAAGTTTACCATACTTCTTGGCCAACCAACTTTCTTTACCCACATTTAAAAGATGGGGCGGATCAAAGACTACCAGTTTAAAAGATTCATTTAGGAATGGCATATTGGTAAAATCAGATACAATATCCGGATGAACTTTCAGACTTCGACCGTCGCAAAGAGTATGCTCTTCATCTCTGATGTCAGTAAATAAGACCAAAGGGTTTTCTTTATCAAACCAAAACATCCTACTGCCGCAACAGGCATCTAATATGATTTTTGCTTCACTCATTTTATTTTTGTTTTACCTCCTTCCACTCACTTTCTATAATCACATGTTCACACTTATTACACCTATGCAAATAAGTTGGGAATGGTGCCGTTGTATAGTCCTCAACAGCTATTTCTATACTGCCACATTCCGGACATTCTATCTTTACCTCTTTGATACCGGGATAATCCCAAAAGGATAATTTGCCTTTCACGTCCTTAATTGGATTTTCGTAGAGAATAGGGTTAGCTAGTACCCAGTTATAAACTCCTTTCTCTGCCCAGATGGAAGGATGGTTTTGTACACAGTCTATTATCTCGACGCTTCCGATTATGGAGCCTGTACAAAAACTAAAATCTTTCCACTCTTTGTTTTCCGGTAATGCCAATAACTGCTCATTGGTAAGTATTGAATCATAGAAATTATCATAATTCAAAGGTTTACCGCTTGAATGAATCAGTAACCTCTGCCCTAAGTATTTCTTAGGGCAGCTCCAAGTACGGTTCTCAATGTCTTTAATACCATGGACTATCAAAGAGGCCCACGGCTGTTTTATGGTTATTGCTTTCATTTTTTATTGTTGTTCTTTAATATCTCATCAAAAGACGGAATAGGAAGCCATGCCAACACGATACTGTTTCCGTGAATCCATCTTTCCTTTGTATCTAAATTGCTGCTTCTACGAAACTTTTCTTTTTGAATATATGGTACGCCATAACGCATTGTCAAAACGAAAACTTTTTGTTCTTCTTCCGGCAACCGTTCCTTAACGCTTATCCAAGGCGATTGCTTTGACTGCCACTCTGCACCACATTGAAAATCTTCCATACTATCAGCATGACGTGAAACGTAGGTATCCGCGTCAACTTCTTTCAGAACGTCTTTTCTGAACTTCGTTTTATTAGTAGCATAATCGTATGCCGCTTCTTCTACTGTCTGTTTCATATCTTTTTCGGATTTGAATTAATAATTTGGAATTAGTTGATAGGAGATGCGGTTTCGGTAAGGTTGTCTAAATCTCTCAAGAAAACTACTACATCTTGGATAACGGGTACTCCATTCAAAGCCGAAGTGGTCAGATTGATACTATAAATATCAATACTTGGATATTTATCGGTAAGTAGCTTATTTAGTAGCGCAATAGATTTGTCATTGTAGATAACCATCCTATCTTCTATCTCAAAACCTAACCGAGACAAGTATTCTTCTTTCTTTTCTTCTCCTGCCTTTGAAACACGGGAAGCGAAAACCATTCCACTCAATGAGATTTTTGCAACGTATTCTCCAAAATAAAAGTCACTAACATGCCCAAATCCATATTCAGTCCACCAATTTCTAAATGATGATACCATAATTTTCAAACGTTCTCTAACATCTTCGTTTGAAACCTTCTCCCCAAGCTGATGACGTAATTTTCGATTTTCATCATTCAATGAGCGGATTTGTTCAGTTAATTTCTTTTGTTTCTCTGCAAGTACACCTTCATATCCCATTCGGGTAAGAAACCTATTCACATTGTGGTCTGTCAGAGAAAGGATGTTTTCTTTCATTCCTTCGGTGAGCTGCCCTTTTTCGAGCATCGTTATAGCCAATCCTAAATTTTGCTGAATTTCTTTATATTGCTTTTTCAATTCAGTTATCAGTTCTCCGTTAGAATCTTCTACAATAGCTGGCTTATCTTGCCTGTTAAAATCAAGCTGTCTTTCTTTCATTTCTTAATCAGTTATTAGTTAATTGGCAGTTTCATAAAGCACATCCATATTGTCTTGCTCTGTCTTCCAGTGGTATGCCCAAATAGAGGTTTAAACGGGATGGCAGACAAAACTTCCGAGGATTTAATCTCACTTTCATTCCATTTGAATACAAGAGTGCCGTAAGGCTTCAAGACGCGCATACACTCAGTAAATCCATCGTGTATGAGTGACTGCCAGTCTTTCGGCAGTTTTCCGTACTTTTTAGCCATCCATGAGGTTGCACCAAGTGTTTTCAGGTGCGGTGGGTCGAACACCACCATGTAGAAAGAATTGTCTTCAAATGGAAGGTTGGTGAAATCGGCTATTACATCCGGCTTTATTTCTATGATTCTTGTCTTACCCCTGTCCTTGGCCGTAAGTGTTTCCGAACGTTTGTCAACAAATAAGGCAAGAGGATTATATTTGTCAAACCAAAACATTCTACTGCCACAACAGGCATCTAATATAAGTTTTCCATTTTCCATTAAGCTATTTCTTTTGATTTCTTCAATCTCAACTTTCTCAATACTTTGCAAAGTGCTTCAGTATTTTTTCTCGCTTGTGTAACCTCCACCGCATTCCCGATAAATTTCTTTTGGTCAGCTTGTGTGCCTATTAAAACATAATCTTCAGGGAATCCCATAATCTTTTTGAGTTCCGGAATGCGAAGCATCCGCATTTTAATATCCACTATGCCATACAGTGCCATGAACTCCTTTATCTTCACGGTCATAGGACTATCATTGTCGTAGATTTCAATCGCTACCTGACCGCTTTCTGTTGCTACCAGATAGGGCGGCATCTTATCCATGCGGGCTATTAATGTGAAGCAGGGGCTATCAACAGAGCCGCCAGCACTGTTGAACTGTGGATTCATCAGATAGTGCCATTTCCTGTTTGCGGTAATGGTCTGGGAGGGTTCCTCTATACTGCTACCTACATTTGAGAATGCAGTATTCATTATCCACGGCTGGCATGTTACCAAGTTTTGTTTCGGTGTTGTGGTAACAGCGGGGCATGGCGAGTTTATATCAGACACCTGACCACCTCCAGAATATTGATTCATAAAAAATGGAGATACAAGGGAAAGTCTGTCTTTAGTCAGAAGTGTAGGACAAGGCTGATTAATATCCTTTCCTGTATCCTTAAAGTTATAAGAACACATAAATCGGCTTTCAATTAAAGCCATCCTGTCCTTCGTTGTGACCGTAGGTGCAGGAAGTTCCACCGAATGATTATGCCCGTTCCCATAGTAAGCCGATACAAAAACGTGGTGGTCTTTACAAGTGATTGCTCCAGCCGGTTCTTCCACTGATACGTTCTTGCTGTCGGGGTGTCCGCTGAACTGTTTGGAGAGGAAACTTACCTGTACCTTTGCAAAGCGGTTTTCAGTAGTCAACACTCCGCATGGTTCATCAACTGATTTGCATGTGTCTTGAGGGCGAACCGTATTGTAACGGGAAAGGAAAGCATCCTTTCCTCCGGCTACAAACTTGATAAGTCCAGCATAGATACGTTCAAGCGTTTTCTCTGCAAGAGGCTTTTCCCTGAAGATGGTAGTTCCTTCATCAGAGAAATCAAGCACATCTTTTACCGGCTTCCACTTCTCCAGCCGCGAGAACATATCTTGCCTACCACCTTTACAGTGGGTCGGTTCAGGGAATACTATCGGCAAGTTCTTTTTAGCAAAGATGCCGAAGAAGCGTTTTCTTGTGGTGTAGGCACCGAAGTCGGCAGCATTTAAGATGCGGTGCTCAAAGTTGTAACCGTACTTCTTGACATTGCGCACCCACTTTTGATAAAGCCGGCCTTTGTCCATGCTGATAGGTTTCCCATTCTCATCCATATCTCCCCATGACATAAACTCTTCTACATTTTCAATCTGAATGTAGTCAGGGTCTATAACATCAATATAACGGAAGAGATGTTCTGCCAACGTTCGGCTGTCGGCATCTCTCGGCTGACCGCCTTTGGCTTTCGAGAAGTTGGTACACTCCAAAGAAGCATGAAGCATTATCATGGCATCAGGGTATAGCTGACGGATACGTTCTACAATAGTGCTTATCGGGGAAAGTTCCAGTGTACGGATATCCTCAATAAAGTGAAGTGCATCAGGGATATTGGCATCATGTGAAAGGATGGCATTCTTGTCATGGTTCACACAGCAAACAACCTTTCCACATCTATTTCCATCCAATCGTGCTTCTTCCACACCTTCGGACAAACCGCCGGCGCCACAAAAGAGATCAATAACAAATAGTTCTATATCGGACAGACCTTCAATGGATTTTAAGATATTTTTCTGCGATTTCATAACTTCTCCTTTTTAAACAGGTGGCTGAACGCATTATCCAAATCCAAGTCTAGATTCAGTTTGGACGGGAAAGATTTAATGTATTCGTACATCTTATAAGCGAGGTTGTCATCATCACCGCACCTATCAATCAGTGTGAGCAACATGGCGTTCACCATGTCAGAATCATTGCCGAAGTTTTCCTGAGTGGATTCGCTGCAATGATTCACATCACTTTTCAATCTCTTTATCGCGGCTATGGCTGTGTTGAAGTTTCTTTTTGAATCGTGTCTGAGTTCAAAGCCTTCTTTCTTATATTGCTGCTGCATTTCTAGAAGGTTGGTTTCTAAAACGTCCGTGAGGACAAATACGATCTTGGTTATCGTATTCAGTTTGTCTGTTCCTTGCATAATCGTGTATTCTTATTTCTAATTCGAATGAATCCCCTTCGTTCTGTTTCTTCTAACAGTGGAAAGTCTTCATTCTTGATTTCACATTCTGTTTCGTAGTTCACGGAAGTATAACTTGGGATATTGAACTTTTTCCGGATTCTTACGATAACATCCGGATTTCTTGTTACCCAGTAAACGGTTATTCTCATGGTGATATCAGCATTTTTCTAGCTTCCTCATCTCCTGCATCAGCACGGTGCTTGATTTCAATGTACTCAGCATAAGAGATTCTGTTATCTCCACGCTCCTCTATCTCTTTTTCACGTTGGTTTCTGTATCGTTCACGCTCTTTCCGTTCAATATCTTTCCGACGTTCAGAAACGTAGTCCAGCATCGCACTTGTTATTTTCAATGGATCTATTGAACCGTAGAACCGCCCATACTTCCCTGACTTAAACCGTGCTATGAAAAAACAGATTTCAGCGGCATTTATATAATAATACTCCGAAAGGAATATCTCCGATAGTTCAGAAAGTTGCTCTTTCGCTATCTTGGTTGAAACTTCTGCAAAGTCATTCAATGAACCAAATTGTATCTTTAGCCATTCTATCGGTGTTTCATCCCCATAAGTAGAAGACAATAGCCCTAAACTCGGAATGCTGTCATTCAACGCCAGTTCTGAATGGGTTGCATTACATCTGACAAGTTTGAACTGCAAATCAGGGTTGTAATCAAGAATGAATTGTGCAGGATCGGGATATTTATTCAATAACGCCCTCTGCTTCAAGTTCCTTTCTCTTTTTTGCGGCAGCTTCTCTAACGGTTGTAGCGACTGCAAGAACTGAATCACGTTTTCGCTGCTCGCTATCCTGTTGATTTTTACTAAGTCTTGTCCCATTATAGTTTCCTTCCAATATTTTAGTAAAGTTTGCTTGTTTGAAAATCCAATCAAAGTCGCATTTCCAATTGCGGTCATTAGCTCCAAGTAAGAACGGGGATTGAAGAATGAGATTGAAAACACTCCTCACTGACTCTTTCCCATATTGGGCTATCCGGGCTTTTACAGCCTTTTTTCTCACATCAGTCATTGATCTTATCTGCTGGAGTCTGTCTTTGAATGTGGTATTATAGTATTCCATCAATCCGCTGTAATCAATCTTTTCAGAGGGGGAGGGCGAAGAAAGCTTGTCTTTCTTTGATACTCCGTCAGGAGTATTTTCTTTCTTTTGATGTAGAGATATATCTATATACTCTCTTTCTTCTTTCTTTGTATTTGTGCCCTCTGTGTGCCCTGATTTTTGTAAAAGTTCGGATTGCGGTAGATTGTTGTTCATGGGCTGTGCCCCAAGTTGTGCCCTTAGTTGTGCCCATTCCTGTCTTAATTCATTGATTTCCTTTTCAATACCTGTGTCCTTACTTGTGCCCTTGGTTGTGCCCATTGGATTATATTCTTCATATTTACATAAGGTTATAAGGTTCATTCCTTGATTGCACTCAACAGTTATCATACCTTTCTTTCTAAGATGCACAAGAAAGGAACGCACCTTCTTTTCAGACCATTTCCAACGCTGTGACAGAAATCTTATGGATGCAGGATATTGACCTCTTGAATAAGAGATTTCTCGACCTCCGATACTCTCCTTTCGGGGCGTTGCCTCAAATCGTGCAGACTGAATTAAATCTAACCACGCTTCGCAACTGCTAAAAGTACGGGCTTCATTCCACATTTCATTCGAGAAAAACCTGCGGCTTAGCCTCAAAAATCCTTCGTCCATAGTCTTAGAATCTCACGTTAGTTAATTGCCTTCCGTTAGAAAATACAGCCCACTTACCATTACCGCTATCAAACAATCGTAAATCCGACACCTCTCCGAAACGTTTGATGTTACCGCATAAATCCACAATCCATCCACATTCTTTAGAAGGATGCGGGCGGATGGCACGACCGACTATCTGATACCACATGGCAAGTGACATTGTAGGACGTGCCATAACGACCGTATCAAGTTCCGGATAGTCAAAGCCAGTCGTAAGTACACCCACATTAGCTACTACCGGGATTTCACCAGCTTTGAACGCCTCAAGAATATGTTCACGTTCTTTCTTAGGAGTATCACCTGAAACGATAGCGCAACCGGGTATTGACATCGTTAACCGTTCCGCTTCTTTCAAAAAACGGGTAAAGACCAAAATACCCTTCCGTTTTCCTCCGGCTTTGGGATTCATCAGCCTTTGGACGATATGAACGAGATAACCGTAGAAGTCTATCCGTTCATATTCTTTTTGAACTGACCTATCCGTATAGTCGGCACCAGTAGTATTTACTTTCAAGTTAAGTTCATTCCACCCTGAAGGATTCATTGAATAGTAATCCAACTTCGCCAAGTAGCCCATATCTAATAGGGTTGATACCTGTACATGATAAATGACCTCTGAAAAGACATGAGGTTTTGTCCGAGTGATAAATTTCAGCATGGAGCCGAAATCACGGCTGGAGCTTAAACGGTATGGCGTTGCTGTCAGTCCAAGAACCTTACACTTCACTGCATCAAAAAAATCCTTGTACATTCCCTCTTTGGGGTTTACAAGATGACATTCATCCACAATGATGTTCTTGAAGTGGGTGAACAGTTCGGGATGATTCTTCACACTGCCGATGGTGGCGAATGTTATCCGGCTTATTTCTTTAGAGTTGAAAGAAGCTGAATAAATGCTGCAATCAAGAATACCGTATGAGCAGAGTTTCTTAAAGTTCTGTTCGAGTATTTCCTTCGAGGGCTGGAACACCAATGTATGACCGTCAAGCCTTGCAGCTATATCCGCTATGATAAGCGACTTTCCGCTGCCCGTAGGTAACACCATAATGGCATTTGTTTTCTTCGCCTTGTTATTGAAGAAAGAAACGGCAGCATCAGAGGCTTTCTGTTGGTAATCACGTAGTTTGTACATATCTATCTTCTGATTTAATGATAAAAGGGGAATCCTCACTAAGTTTGGAAAGAAATGTCCGGATTATATAAGCCTGTTCCTTACTTAATCCAACCGGAGAGAATGAACCATCATCATTCTTGATCATCATGACAAATGTTCCTGCTTCCAAATCATTCATAACCCTTTCTCCTTTCGTAACTTCTTATTAAGTGCTTTGTAATACTTGATTAGCTGTTCGTACTCAAAATCAGTCATTTTGGAAGTACCATCAGCTTTCACTTTCAGCAAGTCAAATTTCTGTTGCCCGATTTTGGCTATCAGATTCACCCGATAGTCTTCCAAATGATCGGCTTTGAACCTGTTGCAGTTGTGCATGGCATAGCCGTTAGCAATGAAAGTACGCGTATCCGTTTCCATCACGACAATCTCCTCTTTACCTATATATTTGATACCTTTCACTTTGGTATCATATTGAGATTTTAGTTTGCCAAGTTTTTCAATATCCACCTTTTCAATTTTATGCGGACGAACACGCATTAAAAATTGGAGCTTCTCTATGTTTGTACCTGTTATAAGAAATTGCCAAGATTGATACGTTTTTTTAAACGTGCCACGCCTATTTGAATCTTCCATCATCTGCCGACAAGTTTTATTATTTCCTGTGAACTTTTCAAGTAAGCGTTTTATTTCAGAGCAAATATCCATGTACTTCTCACATTGGGCTATACCGACACGAAAACCATAGCGTTTCGTCCCATCTGGATTAGAAATATTCTGTTGACAAATATGTCCGTCAGCATCAATCATTCCCGCAATCCATCCGCTTTCATAGGATTTTTCTTGTTGTATTACTTGAAATGGTTTACAGACAATGGTCGTAGTCCTATCTGTATGAGGTCCGGTCTTGTGCTTCCCATGAAGATTTACGCCATTAACCCACATTTCTTGTGTTTCAATCCATGTGTATGAAGTTCCTTGTCTTGCCCTTGCGAGCCATTTATGGTTAGCAGTTGTCTTCATTTTATCTCCATTCTCTAACTCTACCTCATACACATCTTGAATATCACGTTCTATGTGTGTAACCCTTCCAACCCTATATCTTCGTGAAGTTTTATAAATTACTTCTTCGTCAAAAGCAAATATTTCTTCACCAACACTAATTTCACCAAGCTGTTTCCATATAAAATCTTTCATTAAGACGAGAGAATCCGGTGTTAAACAGTGCCGGCATTCGGCATGGCAATTGTTCTCATCAAACCGTGTTGCCAAATGTGTACGACTGAAATAGTGCCCGCAGTCGGCTTGCACGAATGGTTTTATCTGTCCACATGATATACATCGGAAGAATCCGTTTGGCATACAATCACGAAGCCGGATAAAAAGGGAAAACTCCTTGTCGAGCTTAGCTTTCAAATCCGGCTTCTTCTTTACTGTTATCCCTGCTTTATCAAATAAAGGCATAGGTTTTTCTTTCTTCTTTGGTTTTCGTTTTATGTAGTATGGCATTATTTTATATATTTGCGGGTGTAATATTTGTATTCACTCTAAAATCATATTTATATGAAGAACTATCGTATTATTTTCACTCATCATGGTAATGAGTATTCCTTTACAAAGGCGATAAGTGCCAATTTATCACAGTATAATTTTGAAGTAGCATATAGAACTGAAATCAGAACTTATATGACAAATCATGGATTAAATGGGAATTATGAAGTTGTTGGTGTCATAGAAATATGAAAAGTAACTATTAGTAAATAAGAGGATGTTTTTATCATTAAGCATCCTCTTGTTATGTGGTGGTATCGGCAGGATTCGAACCTGCATGAGCTTTCTGCTTTGAGTAACCCTTCCGGCTGGGTAAAGCTCCAGTACTCGTCGTGCGTCTACCAATTCCGCCACGATACCAGATGCCCGTCTTTCCGGGCTGTCAATTATACTTCGATGATTACGATGTCAGGTGCAACACCTTTGATTGCTTCAATCTGTTCGTCAATCACCTTGTTTTTGTATTCCTCAATGGTTTCATTCGCACCAGCAGAAACCAAAGAAAGTGAAACATCACGACCATCTACATCAGCATAAATTTCAACTTCGATTTCCTCACAAGCAAAGCCTTTGAAAAGAGGAATATTCAGTTTGAAGGATTTCGGAAGATTAGAATCAACCACCTGAGAATAATTATCCGTCTTGCTGCCGTTTTCCTCTTTGCTGCGCTCGATGTCTTGGTTAACCTTTGCTTTGAAATTCTTCAAAGTGGAAACCAGCATCATGTTTTCTGATTTATCCTTGAAGAAAGCACGGTGCATCTTGAAGAACTGGGATAGCTTGACAGGTTCCCATTTCTTATCCGTGTTAATGCCAAATTCCTGCATTTCTTTTGAAGCCTGTAAAATACCACTGATTCCAGTCTGATAGTAGTTGGTTTCATCAATAGTTAATGCCAACCCCATCTTATCACGGTTTACGATGATATTGGTCGATTTCTGATTAATCAGTTCGACACGCTTTTCCAACCATCTGAGAGGTGCATCTATCGTTCCACTGATAACTACTCGCTCCGGTTCTTTCGGGTCAAGTGCTACCGGTGCTTCGCCTTCTCTTAATACTACTTCAATAGGTTTGCCGTTGTAATCTTTAGGCACAACCAAGTTGATTTTGTTTTCGCTCATGATTCTGTTCCTGTTTTACGGTTAATACTGAATACTGTCTTTTGCATCTCCTGTGGCATAATGGGACGGCTATAAACCAGTTCGCCCAGCTTGTTGTAGAATCCTGCCATCTTTTCCTCGTGATAGAGGATTTTGGCACATTCTTCATTTTCTACAAACTCAGAACCTCTCTTAATGTGGTCCAAAAGTTCCTGCTTTTCTTCGTTCAAAGGTTTCAGACGTTCTTTGAACTCGTCCATAGCCTCTTTCTTTTCTATCTCAATATCATTGATGGTGATTGATACTTCAGCTAATGTTTCTTTCTTTTGCGCCAATTCTTCGGGTGTGAATCGGTGAGTATAACCGATTTTCTCCACTGCATCGGCATTGTCCTGAAGAAACTGCCATCGTTCCTGTTCAGGAATGTCTTGTCCTAAAAATTTGTCCATATTATCTATAACTTATTTTGCCAAACTCATTGTAAACCTTTCTTGCAGTACCCATAGTATTATAAACTGGAATATAGCTTCTTTGAGAGGCTTTCTCTATTTGGTGAATACCGCTGGATTTAGGGTTGATTGATTTTTCAGGATGAAAGAATCTTGCTACATCTTGGGGAAATTTTCTTTTCTTCATAATCTCAATTTTTAAATAAATTCATTATTACGTTCAATTTCTTGTTGTGCGTAGATAAGCATCTGTTGTTCGTTAGCGGCAGGTAAGTAAATGCCAGCTACTGATGCCGACCAATTTCGGAAACGGTCAATACTCAAAGTCATTTCACCTGTTGTCAGCTCGGCAGAACTGCGCAAATAGGTTACTTCATTGCCTTTCTTGTTGACCATCTTACGTTCAAACAAATCACGGTTGCAAGTCCTCTTATAAAAATCAATTTTTGCTTCGTCGAGACTGCAACCGTACTCACTACCGAAATACCCTAAAAGAAGATGCAAGTAGCTGTTTTGGGCAAGCGTACGGTTAGGTAGTTTCTTTTTCACTTCCACCACCGCACGTTCACTAAACAGCTTGTTTACATACTCCTTGAACTTGGGTATTTCATAATGATTTGATAAATTAAATATCATTTTTCTTTTTCCAAATATAGCCACCAGCCGTTTTCCTTTTGCCGAGCGTACAAGCATTGATACTTGATGCAGCAACTTGTGTTTCAAGAGAAGCCACTTTTGCACTTTCAAATTCAGCTATATAATTCATTTGTAATCCCAATTGCACAACTGGAATTGAATGAGTTATAGACATCTTTCTTTTAGAAAAACTTGAATGCTTTTTATTATACATTGGATGTTTTTCCCCTTTTCGGCTCATTGACATTCGTTTTTTAGTTTCTGCATTGATAACTTTACCTTTAGCAGATTTACTAAAACGGCTTTTAGTAATAGGATTATTATTGTTTTCCGTGCGAGTTACCCACCTTAAATTACAAACATTATTATCCGTTCTAATTCCATTAATGTGGTCTACCTCTGGTTTATTAAATGGATTGGGGATAAAAGTTTCTGCAACAATTCGATGTAACAGTCTTTTATCTTTTCTCAAAGTAACATAAACATATCCGTTCTTTACTCCAACATTTGGAGTAAGCACCTTATTAGGATTCCGAACTTTACCTGTATTAGAAACTTGATAATATCCATTATACCCTTTTACTGTTTTCCAAATCTCTTCCATATCATTCTTCAAGTCGAACAGCATACGCTAAAAAGGTAAATCGTCCTTTACATTGCCATTAGCATCAACCGGAGGCGGAAAGTTCTGCGGCTGTTGCTGATAGGTCGGTTGTGGCGCTGGCTGTTGTACCGATGTTGTTTGTTGGGATTGAGATACACCGCCACGCGCATCTATTTTGTAGCACCGAATAGATGCCATACGTTTGAGTTCTCCGTCTTGATTCGTCCAAGAACGTCCTTGTAAAACAAATGATACAGTAACAACATCACCCTGATTAAAGCGGTCAAGTTCTGCACACTTATCGCCTGAAAACTCTAAGGGAATAACATTCTCATACTCGCTACGCTCTCCCGTATAAGGGTCGTAAGTGGTAGCATCTAAAATGAACTCCCGTTTTGTAAACGAGGAACCACCGTTTTTGGATGGTATTTGAACAGTTTGTCCGATTTCGATTATCCGTCCGGTTATTTGGTTTGCCATTAATTTTCTCCTCCAAATATCTTTTTATCGGTTATAAGTTTTCTGTTTTCTTCCAAAAACCGGATAAATTCCTCACAATGATTAGTAAGAATAGGAATATCACGTTCAGGATTGAAAACGTATGTTTCTGTATAGGTATCTACCACATAACCGCCTTTGTTGAACTCTACAATGTTATACTCAAATGTCCGTACATCCGACCCATTCTGCATAAGAGCATAAGGATAAACTAAATGCTGGTGGTGATCTTTGAACTTTCCCACGGTATAACTACCGGTTGTTTTGATGTCGTGAACACTGGTAGGCATCAGTTCGTCAATCAAACCATAAACCAATACACTACCGTATGCAGTAGGCAAGATGGCTTCTACTCTTTGTTGGGTTAATGCTCCTTTGTAGTAGTTGGCAAACTCGCGGCAAAGGTCAATGTAAAAAGTGAAAGTGCGATTGTTGTAAACAGCTTTTATCCCGTAAAGTTTTCCGTCATCGTGATATGCCTTGCTAATTTCCATTATAGAAGATTTACGGTTCTCAATCATACAATCAATGATTTCATTGAAAGCCGTGCCACGGTCTGCCGCTTCGCTATCGAATGGCTTGCGGTTAATCCGGTCTATCAGTTCTTGAAACTGTTGTTCGTGAAATTCTTCAGGAGTATGGGGTGGATTTTCTGACCACCCCCAGTACTTATCCCAAATCACATCACTATTCAGATATGCCCCAAAGGCATCAAGAAGCGTTGCGTAAATACGATATTTAGGCTGCTGGTTCATATTTCTTTTCTGAATTAAGTTTCAGATTCAAAGACTTCGCTTTGTTAGCTACCAACTTTGCCGCCATTTGCTTTGAAGAACCAACGTGCTCAAAATTATCTATTTGCGCGATAAAATTATTGGCAGATTCCGCATCCGTAATAAGTTCGATCTGTTCTTTTATCTCTTCAATAACTTTATCATACTTTTCCTGTGCCTCTTTCTTGGCAGCAAGCATACCCAAATACGAATTGATTATCTTGGCGGTGATAAAGTCATTCTTTGCGGTTGGATTACCATTCTTGTCAAGGATGGTAGGAACTTCCATCACTGAAGGAAGATTGCAAGTATTCTTACCGTCATTTCTTGAAGTTGGGTCAAAAGTGATGGTACGTCTTTGGACGCCTCTTTCGCTTTTCATTTCAAGATAACCGAGCAAATCCAGTTCGGTAACGATAGAGTTGTAGGATTTTTCACGCAAGGCAGGGATAAACACCGTATCATCACCTTCTTTTCTTGTGTCGCGATGGGCAACGAAAATGATGTGCTTGTTAAGCCCCGAAAGTGTTCGTGTCATCCATGAAAACTCTGCATTGATACCGCTCCAATCACGGATGGACGGCTGGCGGGTTCCACACTTGTGAGTAATGATGAAGTCCATCATCTTGCCGATGGTATCTACTACAATGGTCTGATAAGCGGACAAGTCCTCTTGAAGAACTTGCTGAACATCGCTCCATGAAGTGACCTGTACCGTGTCTATATTCTCCAAGTGCGCCATGTTCATGCGCTTCACGCCGTTATCGAAGTCCAACAGCAGCGGTTTCGGTGCGCTCAATGCTACCGTACTCTTTCCCATTCCGGCTTGACCGTAAATCATCATCTTCACGGTGGTCGGGATAACTAATTCATTACTTTTCTTAATCAGTGACATAATCGTAAATTTTATAGGGTTATTTGTTCAGATATTTACTCATTTTAAAAGCATTAATAGCGGATTGTATCTCGAACTTGGAATATATGATAGGAGAATTTCTGGATGAGCCTTTTCTTTTCTTATGCACCAATCCTTCTTTCTCTAACTTTTCCAAAAAGTTAGGTTCATACCCAAGTGTCTTTAACCATCTGAACGCTTCTCTTTGCTTGATTTCATCAGATACAGGAGACCGTTTCTTCTCACTGGCAGCTGCACCAAGCTCCGCCATGTCCATGCAGATATTTTTAAATTCAAATAATTCAAGTCTTACCTCCATACCGTCCAGTTCTTTCAATTCGTTCAACTCTCGTTCTTCGTCCCCTTCTCATATCGCCCTGTTCGTGATAGAGCGAAAAAGAAAAGATGCACAACAGGCAGAAAGCAACAGCCGACCTAATAGTAGGTGAAAAGTCCATCGTGAACTTCATACCAGCTATTCTCTCATATAGCATGGTTGCCAGTTCTCTGCCGTTCCTTACGTTCAAAATCTCAAAAGCTCTTTGCAGTTGGTTGTTTATCGTGCTGACCGCTCGGCATTTGAGGTTTGCAATTTCTTTTTTCTCATACCCTTGTGCATACATTCGTGCCGTAATCTCGCATTCAGGTGTAAGTTCATTAAAAACTCTCTTCATAATCGTGTAAGTCAGCTGATTAATAATTGCGAATAACCTCAATATATCCGGCTTCCCTGTTAGTGTCCACCGAATACAAAGTTTGCTTCTTGTCTATTATCCGATCAATCCTTGCCAGCCTGTTAAGATCAGCGGTACACCTGCGAAGCTGTCCGGCAAGTTTGTCGCTAAAGTCAAAGCTGATTCTGTCATTCTTCTTTTTCAGCTTTTTCTTGATTTCTGTTCTTTCTTTCAGTTCTTTTGCCATAAGAGTAAAATTTAATTAATGATTCGTGGATGGTAAGGGAATCGAACCCCTCTCAATCGTGCCAATTGTTTGCGCAATACGAAGCTCTAACCGATAAGCTAACCATCCTTTTTTAAAAAAGGTGCACTATCCTCACGGACGGCACACCCAGTACAAACACAATATAAAACACGAATATCTAATCTATTATCAGAACAATGCTTTTAACCGCATTTTTGAAATGATCAAACTTCTGTTTCAAATCACTCCAAGATTTATACCATGTATTTTTCTCTTCAGCTAATTTCTCGTTAGCCTCTTCCAGTTCCTGCACACGCCTTACTAAATCTTCATGCGTCATGCCTCTTAATTCTTCCACTGTCATAATCGTATAAATTTAAAATGTCGTTAAAAAGGTAGGAGTCGAACCTACTTCTTGTAAGCTAAATGAATATATAAATTAGAATATAAGTTAATACCAACAATTAATCGCTTACACGCATTCCAACAATGCTACTTCATAAATTACCGCCCAGCTGGTTTACAAGGTGATTGTGCACTCATCCCCATGCGCCTTGTGCCGGATTATAGGACTACCTTTTAGCGGTCTGTTTTAAGTTCTCTATAAGTTATTCTCATGAGCGACACACACCCTACACATATAACACTCATTATAGTGATAGAGAATATTTTCATAGGACTGTAAGTAGTAATAGCCCCGTAAAGCATACCGGCAGCACATATACCAACCAATATAGATAAAACGAATTGGATTGTTTTCATAATCGTATAAATTTAAATAAGTATCTGTACCCTAATCGAATAGCAGAACCTTATTTCAGTTCAGTACAGACTATAAGACCTTTCAGCGATACTTGTGCCTAACCAAGCATACTCATCACGCTAAAGACAAATTGGCGTGCTGAAAGTAAAAATCATTTCAACTTCGTGGCTTTACCACCATCAGACATATACAACCATTCGCCCATTGTCGGCTTATCCTCGGTTGCTATCGGTGTCAATTCCGTTCCACTTGCACCCACCACTATCCACCATCACTGGCTTCGCTTACGTGCCTTCGCAGAAATATATCTTTTTATCGTATCAATATGTCAAAGAACCAATCAATAGCACCCTACCCGATTCTCGCTATCGGTTGCCGTTCAATCCGTCTGTAGGGCTGTCGTGCGTTGCATAATCGTGTATTATGCGTATCGGCTGATACCTTGTACCCGGCATAGAGCATCGTAGTCCATGCCATCATCTTCACAAGTTTCAAAACCTTTTAAGGCATCTTCCAAACTGTCTATCTCATCCGTTATCAACTGGATAGCTTCTTTTTTGCTATCAGCATTGAACATCAGGCAGACAGCCTCTTCATCATTGTTATGGGCAGCCTCTAAATCTTTATAAAGGCTATCCAACTGCTGGTTAATCGTGTAAGCATTCATATCCATATCTTTTATGCGATTGACATCAGATTAGCTTTTTTGAAGCATCTGAATTCTTGGCGTTCAGTATCATAGTAAGTCTGGACGGTATCATTCTTTTTTCTGTTGTCAGTACCAGTGATGGCAGGCATCAGCTTTTCATTTAGTGTACCGTATGCCTCACGAACGGAACCGTCCACTTTTTTGAAGTAGAACTTCACTATCTTCTTTTTCATCTCACCTTTCAACTTCAAGTTAGCCCAAGAGACCTTCATTGCTTCGCTCATGGTGTAGCCATTACGCTTAACGAACTGCCAAGCAAGGCTCATTACTTCGTGTAAAAATTCTCTTGTTCTCATAATCGTGTATTTTAATATGTTTATACTATTTGAAATCTGAATTAATCTTCGTTTCTTTGTATCAGTTTAATTTGATAATGCAAATATACTATCAATTTTGATATAGTATATCATTTTTGATTATTATTTGTGTTAATAATATCTAATTTGATTAATCTAAAATGATAACATTAAGACAAATAATTAGAAATCAAGGTGTTACAAATAAAGTAATAGCTGATGCGTTAGGCATAGAATCTACCAATATAGGTAGATATGATGATTTATCTAAAAGAAGACTATCAGAATTGATAATCATATCTAAAGCCTTGGATATGTCTCTAGGCGATCTTGTCCAACAGGCAATGGCTGATGAGATTGAACTAGGAGATGTTACGATTATCAATAAGCCTAAATATATAGAAAGGATAGATGAAGAAGGCATAATTAATCTATATGACATTGAGGCTGCCGCAAATTTGAAATCTCTTTTGGTGAACAAAGACCAAAACATACTAGGAAAGATAAGTATCCCCAACATACCGAAATGTGACGGTGCTGTATATGTCAAAGGAGATTCTATGTATCCTTTATTGAAATCGGGAGATATTATAGCCTATAAAGAAGTTCCCGTAGAAATCCAACACATTTTTTATGGGGAAATGTATTTGGTTTCAATAGATGTAGAAGGTGAAGAATATCTAACTGTAAAATACATAAATCAATCTGAAAAAGGAGGTGATTGGATTAAGTTGGTAAGTTACAATCAGCACCATCAACCCAAAGATTTTCCTTTGGCATCAGTTAAGGCACTAGCTTTAGTAAAACTAAGCATTAGGATGAATACGATGAAATAAACGCCATGAGTTTCAACCAATACACATGGGACCTATATAAACAGACCACAATCGGAATAGAGATGATAAAATACTTTTCTGATGCGGGAGGATATGTTTTATTCAAGGATTATTGTCCGTACGCTAATTTCATACCAGAAGATTTATATAACGATTGGTTGGAGAATATATATTGCTACGGTGTATCAGATTATGACCATCCCAGCTCATTGGAAGAAGCAAAAGATTTATACATTTCACTTATCACATTAGGCATAAGGGTAGAAGGGCAACAATGGCTTCCTGCTAACGACTTCAAGAATATGCTTGGGATTATCCAGCCGATGTCCTATGTCTTATCACAGTTCGCCCCAGAATATTTCTTCCCGTACCTGTTCCTTTGCCGAATATTCGAGCTGAATAAAATAGCGGATTTCTTTAACATAGACCTCCCCAATATTCCCAAAAGAACTGATTACAAAGGAAGGTGCATGTATTATTGGGAACTTTGCGAGGTGTTTTATTTGTTCAGAAAAGAAAATGGACTATCTCCAGCAGATCTATGGTCTTTCCTATACGACTTCGCACCCAATAATCTCCCAAGCGAGAAAATAGACATGCCCAAACCGTCACAAGTCTGGTTCATTGGCGGCAGGTTATACCAAGAAGATAAATCCTTAGAATCGAAATTCTGGCAGTCAAGCCCCGAAACAAAGAAAGGGGATATTCTTGTTCATTACGAAACGTCCCCAATCAGTGCAATCACTTGCATAGAGATATCGCTTACGGATGGCGTAATAGACCCTCTATTCCGATACTACGGGTGTATCTATATTGGGAATAGAATAAATATTCCTCACATTACTTTGAAAGAACTACAAACTGATGAATATTTTTTCAAACACCCACTTGTTAGAAAAAACTTTCAGGGAGTAAATGGTTGGTCGGTTAACAGTGAGAACTATTCAGAGTTACTTCGGATGATAAAAACAAAAGGATTTGATATAGAGGTTTTGCCAAAATTGTATGCCCCAACCTTGCCCAAAGACGTAATTATAGAGTACGAACATGATGTAGAACAGCAATTGCTGGAACCATTGCTTAACTCTATGGGATGGTATGAAAACAAAGACTTCATCCGGCAGTTACCAATCCAAGCAGGGAGAGGACATAGGATATTCCCAGATTATGCGTTACATTATGGCAATAAACCAAATGAGGAAAGGGCAAAAGTGTTGATTGAAGCCAAGCTGTGTATGAGGAATAACAAGGAAAGAGAAGAAGCATATTTGCAAGCGCGCTCATACGCCCGATTACTTAATTCTTCTGTGATTGTTTTATGTGATAAGGATTACCTGATTGTTTATGAGAAAAAAGACAGCTTCGACCGGGACAGATACAAGAAATACTGTTGGGGAGATTTTGAGAATCCAGATACTTTCAACGAATTAAAGAACAAACTAAATATATAAGATTATGAAGAAGATTCTATTTACCATAATAGGCTTGTCAGCACTATTCTGTATGAGTTCCTGCGATGAAGCTGTTTATAAAGGGAGGAAAGTGTATAAAGCATATTTCGATTATACCTTAAAAGACCCTGAATCTTTCAAGGTGTACAGCGAAAAATACACAAAGGATGGAGATTTCACAGTAAATTGGGAACTGGATTATGGGGCTAAAAACTCTCTCGGTGGAATGGTGAGGGAGAAGGCTACGTTTACAACTGTTGGTACTTCGATATTTATAGACGGAAGTAGTTACAGGCTTGATGAATTGAAATGATTTGAAAATTGTTTTAGCAATATTTTAGCAATAACAACTAAAGAACATGATTGGAATCCGGGAAGAGTTAAAAAACAACATAAGCTGGGGATTACGCCCGGCTTTAACATGAAAATCTCCTTTGTTTCAACATTGTTTCAACATCAAACGAAAACGAAAAATATAAATAGGTGACAAACAGCAGATTAAGAAGTAGAAAAAATTAGCCAGATGAGCTAATACCCCGAGAAATAATAACGATGCAAAGATACATAGAAAATCAATAATACAAAGCTTTTGGGAAAGTTTTTTTTCATGTGAACAAAAAATTTATTTGCCACTTTTACTCCAAAGAGTTACTGTTGCGTGAAATTGTTAACCAATAGCTGACCAAGTTTAATAGCATAACAAGCGGATAACCCCAATTTGTGACAAGTCGGAGCTATCTAAATCATAAGTTAAAAGTTATTATGAAAAATCATTGTTGTATCAATACTATACCCCATCGGCATAATAACAGTCACAATAGTTACACGAACACCAAAGGGATCCCCACAGAAAGCTTCATTGGGAATACGGTGTATTTAGCTATGAATAACAACTATATGTCAAGAATGGATAGGATCGGAAAAAAGTCATACTGAAGCATCTTAGTAAAAGAACAATCATCGTCCTATCAAGTGCTACCCGGCATTATCTATATCAGTCCGGCAAAAGCATGAAAGGAGAAATATACCGAATATCCTAGAAGAGAAAGAAATATTCATGTCCGCCAATAACAAATCCACCACAAATACAACCAAGGGTTGCTGCTATTAACGGCTACGTACCATTTCAATTACAGCACTGTATTTCACAACTCTATGATTGGCAGGGCAAAAAAAGATGTAAAAATTGCATTAAACCTCCTCTATCGGCTTGGACCAAACTTCCTCTTTCGTTTCTTTACACATTACGGAAATAGTTCCTCCAACAAAATCCTTCACATATCCTTTGCGTTCAGCCAACATATCTTCCGCCATTCTAATGGCCTTAGCCTTATCTTTCAATGAAAATCCTTTATTAGCAAAATCATTACCTTCTTTAAAATATATATCATAAGTTTCCATTGTATCACCTTTTTAAATTTGAGTGGCAAAGATAAAACCTACAATTATTATGCACAAGAGATTTCTTAATTATTTTTCGAATATTGTCAAGAAACAATTTAACTAAAAAAATTCCCGACTTATCACAAGCCGGGAATTCATGTAAAAGCACTATTATAAATATACTAACTATTGCAAAATTTTACCATCTTCACCTAAGAACAATGTCTGTTCATGAGCATCACTTGTCAACACATTAATTTTATAAATACGGCTTCCATCAATGCCATAGGCCATAAAAGCCTGCTTTATCATAGCACCTTCCAGTGCAAGCCTGTCCATCACAGCTTCCGGCACATCATTCATATAGATTTCCGAGAAAACCAACTTCTTAGATTGTTGAGGCTTTTCCACTACCGGAACCTCTACCGGAGCCGCTTGAGCAAAAGAAACAGACACGCCTAAAGTCATCACTAATACCAATGTTACTAATACCTTTTTCATAATTACTTTATTTTTTATTCATTTTTACCGACAACAATAAAACAAGAAGCGTGCCACAAATCTGCTCATTTTAATATCTGACTAAAAATCAGCCACATACATATACGCTTTTTCATTTCAGGAGTGTAGATTCCTGTTGACAACACCACAAAAGTGTGGAAAAAATCCACAAAATCAGGTTTTATACCGGCGAACAAAAAGTATAGCCAAGTGTTTTATCAACCTCATCAAAACATTTAAATACC